CCCGCACCTGGCGGGCCGTCAACTCCGAGGCCCAGCAGGCGGCCGCCCGCGAGAACGGGCGCAAGGGTGGCCGCCCCAACCAGGGCAAAACGCCCCGATTCAACAAAACGGAGACCCGGCTTCTGCTTGAGGGACTCCGGAACAACGGCGTGCTTGAGACCGAGCACGGGTACCGCGCCTCCAGGCGCGGCTCCAGCTATGGCGCCCGCGAAAGCGCGGCGGCAGGGAACCTCATTGCGCGGGGCCTCCTGGAGCACGCCCACGCCGAGAGCAGCACCCTCGGCACCGCCCGCAGCCATGGGTCCTGGCACGTCTGGGTCAACCGCTACCGCCTCACCCCGGAGGGGATGGAGGTGGCTAGAACCCTAAGAAGGCCCACTACTGTGGAGGAGTAGGGGAACGGACACCGGCAAACCGCCCGGCTTCGGCCGGGCGCAATATTCCACTCATTTCGGCCCCAGAATCCCTTCGAACCCGGCCCCGCGCACCCCCTCCGCCCGCCCGCACAGAGCCCCGGCAACGGCGACATGCACATCCCGCATGACCGCCGCCAGCGCCGAGAGCATCGTCTGAGGCTCCCGCGCCTGCCCGTGCAGATCGAGGGTCACCGTGAGCCGGTACTCCCTCGGCGGATCCCGCAGCACAATATCCAGCTCCACCACGCTCCACCTCCCCCTAATCGTGCAGCGCCCACTCATGCGGCGGCAGATCCGATTCCCATATCGGACCGGCGCCCGGCCCGCAGTAACCCCACTCCGGCCGGGCATCGGCCGGAACCCAGTGCCGGAAACACCGGCCCGTGAGGTTGTACGCGCTGAGAGTCGCCCCACACAGCTCACACAGCCCGGAGGCCCGCCGCCGGGCCTGCTGGACCTTGTAGCCCGTGGCGCACCGATTGGAGCAAAACCGCCTGAGCCGGTACTTGCTCGGGGCCTCCATCTCCCCGTTAGGCAACACGTGCCGCTCCCGGACCCGCCCGCAGAACTCGCACTCCCTCAATATCACCTCAACTCGACGCCTACCCATCGATATACCCCCCTCTCAGGCGAGCAGATCCTCGGCGTTCCCGCCAAGGTCCGCGAGTGTTATCTGACGCACGCGGGGCTCCCACCTCATGGCGACCCCGCCTCGCTTCATCTTGACCTTCCGCCAGGACCACAATTCAAGGGCCGTTCCAGGCGTTTCCAGCCACTTTCTCGTCTCGACCGCCCGCTCGCCCGTGATCTTCCGAAAATGGTCTGAAAAGCTGTTTCCGCAGCTTTGCACCCCTATCACGCCAGCTACCGGGTCGAGCGCGATCACGTCGATTATCCCAAACAGGTCCTGCCGGACACCGTGGGGTCCGGCGTATTGATTCCACTTCTCGACTATCGCGCACTCCAGGCCGCGTGCACGGAGTGCTCGAAGGGTTCGTTGTGTCGGTGTCAATTCTGCCATTCCGTTTTCTCCATCTGCGAGATTCTGCAAGGGGGGTGCGAGAGAGAGATCCCCTATATAGGGAATCTCTCTCGCACGCACCCTCCTAGTCCCCGCGAGATTCTCGCATCCCCCCAAACCACTGGAATCATTACGTTTTCGGAACCTGCGCCTTTTATCTCGCACGAATCTCGCACGAATCTCGCACGAATCTCGCACTCGCACGAATCTCGCACCGAAAACCTAATGATTTCGGCCCCCGAGCCCGGAATCTCGCGCGAATCTCGCGCGAATCTCGCACGAATCTCGCACCCAAAATTCGGCCGTTTTTCGAATCTCGCACGAATCTCGCACAGCTCCCCCCGAATCTCGCAGGCCCCCGAATCTCGCATGAATCTCGCGCGTGGCTCTATCGCGGGGGAGGTCTGGATGCCCTCCCCCCTTAAAAAATCTCGCACCCGTAAACCCTTGAGTTTTCTAGTTTCTCGCACCGATCTCGCACGAATCTCGCACGACTCTCGCACCCGTTCATCCGAGCACCTCATCCACGTTTACACCCATCAACTCGTCAATCTCGCGTGATTCTCGCAGTATTCTCGCAGCATTCTCGCACGGGTACAGCCCATTCCCGCGAGATCGGCCCGTTACCCGCTCAACCCGGCCGACAGCAATCAGCCCGTCCAAAATCCGCTGGAGAGCGGTCCGCGTGAGAGGTCTCCCCCCACCATTAGTGAGGCACCCCCACACCGGCCGCCGAGCATTCCGGGCATCCCCGAATGGGTTACCCTCCGCCACGCCCCGCCGGAGCATCTCGACCACCTGATCCCCGTGAGTGGCCAGCAGGCCCGCAAACATCGCGGCGTCTTCCCGCGCATGGAACACCCCGTCGGCATAGTCGAGGGTGAGTGACTCCCCCGCGAGAGAATAGTTGGATTTGATGCGGACCAGTTTGCGGGCGCCGGGGATTTCCTTGTGCTGCATCAAGACAAGGCGGGTCCGGACGGAGTTTTCCCACGCGGTGGATCCCGAGAGCATGTCGCCCGTGGATACTCCGGCCCGTGACGGGTGGGCCAGGAGCATTTGGGTGAGCCCGTGGAGTCGGCACCATCGGCGTAAATCAACGCGGATGAACCCGCTTGCCTGAGCCCGGTCGTTTTCGTTGCCCCCGAACACTGAGGTCAGGGGGTCTGCGACCAGGAGGCGCGGGCCGGGCGGCATCCCCTTGATCCACGCCTCGACCTGATCGTAAAACGGTGTGCGCTGGGGGTTGCCGTTGCGGTCGAACTGGACGAGCGTGTAATCCCTGGAGGGGACAGCGTAGGCCCGGATCCATGGCGCGTGGCCCTCCGGGGGCGTGATCTCGCCCAGAGCCCGGCGGTAGCGGGCGACGCGCCGGTGGACCTCGTTTTTATCGTCCTCGGAGAGAAGCAGGAGCACGGCGGCGGGGGTGGTGGGGAGCCCCAGCCACTCCGTCCCGTAGGCTGCCGAGTAGGCGAGCTGGAGGGCCAGGAGCGTCTTGCCGAACCCGCCCGCGCCATAGAGCGAGGTGATCTCGCCTCGGGGGATCCAGTCCTCTACGAGCCACTCCCGTGGGGGCGGGTCGTCGTTGAGGGTCGTGAGGTCGAGCAGCGCGGAGATCGGTTTTGGCGGGGGCTTCGGGGCTTCGGGGATGGGTTCGAAATCGGCCGCCGGACTGGCGCACCCGGCCTGGTTTTGCGCGTAGCGGTAGGCATTGGCGATGCGGACGAGGAAGTGGTTTTCAATCTCTTCGCCCTCCCACGGGGGCTCGCACCGGGGGTTCCAGTGTTCCATCATTAGCTGCTCGCAGACATCCTGGGAGACCCCGAGGTCGCGGACCCGGCACGCGGTGCGGTAGACGAGCCCTTCGGTCACGCCGTCGATTGAGGGCTCGGCGTCGTTTTTGAGGTAGCGCGTGGCGAGGTGAATGGCGAGATCGGTATCGATTTCGCAGGCGGGCGTTTCCTTGCGGGGCTCGCGGGTGTGCTCGGAGGGCTTGAGGGCCTCCAGCAGGGGTGTGGGGAGCGCGGCAAATCGGCGGTCTTCCTCCCAGCGATACCGCCTGCCCTCGACCACGGAACCGGGGGAGATGACATACCCGCCGCGTGATTTGATATCAAGCCCGATGCCGGAAAACGGCTTCGTGGCTGATTTGGTGACCCCGACGTACCATCTGTGGAGCTTGCCTGAGTGCGTGCGGGTCGTAAACGTCTCCGGGATAGGCCCGTAGAGCATGTCCAGCTCGGCGAACGCGCCGGGCCTGTCCTCATCGACCACGCAGTGGCCAGACCGGCCAGGGGCGATCCCCCAGTTGCAGCCGGGGAACTCCTGCATCCAGTGGCGAACTTGCTCGGGATCGTTGCTGGCCTTGGCTTCCCAGTTTTTGACGAGGGGCGGGGACTTCGCGCTCCTTTTAATAGGAAACAGGAAGAGCCCGAGGGTCAGGGCTTTTCGGAGGTCCGACCCGAGGGCTGGAGGTTTGTTGGTGTCGGCAGGGGCTGACATGGTCTCACTCCTCGTCGGGCGACAGGTAGTCGCCCCGGCTGTCGCGCAGGGCCGCGCACAGCCCAAACGCCACATAGCCAACGGTTGCGCCCAGAAATAGCCCGATGAGACCTGTGATTATTGGGTTCGACAGCATTACGCCGCTCCTTTCAGGTTGGTAATACGAAAATATTACTGACAGTTATCCCCGCGTCTGCTCCAGTGTCACCAGTCGCAGGAGCGCCGGGTTTGCCCGGATCTGCGGCACGGCGAGCAGCAGGGAGGTGCGTATCAGCTCACTCGCGGTACAATCCAGGTGGAGCTGGTGCTCCGAGAGCCATTGTCGGAAGTCCGTCGTGACCTTGAATACGACGGGCGAGTCCTCGGTTTTTGCCATGGCAGTCCTCCTCTTTATTGGTTCGGAAAAAATGGCCCGCGCAGGATTTGCGCGGGCCGGGACACAGAAGGGTGCGCCCGGCTTACGTGCGGGCGGGCGGTCCAGCTTCGCAGCCCGGAGGCAGGGTGCTACTCGTCCCAGGACGGGGGCGGGAAAGGGGTTGGAGGAGCAGGGCGAGGATCGCCTGCCCCGAACCGGATATCCGGCCGCCCCGTCGCCACCTCCACCATGTGGCGTAAGACACCCCCGCCGCACGGGCCGCGCCGACGGGGCCGCCGTAATGTTTCTCTACTAATTTGAATGGATAGGTTTCCATAATGCCGAGTAATATTTCATGGTGTGATATCGCAAATCAAGCGGAATTTTTTGCGGGTGCTATCGCCCTGCTATCGCGGGCCGCCTATATTAGGGAGTCGTCGTAATCGTTGCGTTCGGATGGGGATTATTGTAGATAGAGGGGGTCTGAAGGTGGGAATACGTCTGAGGCAAATTAGGGAGCGGCGGGGGTTGACACAGCTACAGCTCTCAACCCGGAGCGGCGTGGCGCAGAGCACGATCTCTCAGTATGAGACGGGGACTCGGAGCGCCACCCTGAGGACGTTGAGATCCCTCGCCGGGGTTTTACAATGCAAACCATGGGAACTTGTGGAGGGGGCTTCGGACTTGGAAACCGTGGAGGATTGCGTTGCCGTTCTGGAGGAGCGGCTGGGCTGGGAGCCGCTTGATAATGCCCGGCTCCGCCGGGTAAGGCGGTTGTTGGAAATGCTGCGGGAGGAAATAGCTGGTCCACCGCCGGATCCGCCCGCTATTAAATGACCTTTAATATCTCCTATTAAGAGAGCCCTCGGGAACCCTCCCGAGGGTTTTTTTTTGTTTTGTGATATCCCATCCTGCAATATTCACTTGACGACCCATATCTCACCATGTGATATATATGGGCACCTCGGGCGGCGTGGACAGCGACCCGAGGTGCCGGTCTCTCAAGCCCCCGGTGGACAGGCCACCGGGGGCAACCCCCGTACGCATAGACGACATAGACGACATAGACGACATAGACGACATAGACGACATAGACGACATAGACGATGGAAAAACCCGCCGCAGTATTTCGGCTGCCGCGATATATCGCGGAAGCTAAAAATCTTCCACGGACAATCGAGGCCGCCGTGTTGCAGCGCACCCCCCGAGGGGGTGTGTACGTTTATGGGCACGGGGCGGCCGACCCCGAAGGTCTCTGCTGCAAATGCGGCCGGAGGCTCACACACCCTGTCTCGATCCTGACCGGGATTGGGCCGGAATGTGGCAGCCACTGGTGGGACCCCAAGGTTCTCGGGTCATACGGGTTCACCGAGCAACACGCCGAGGCCCTGCGGGCCATGATCCGCTCGGTGCGGGTCGATTGTTGGCTCCCCGAGTCCGTGCTATCGATGGTCAAGGGCGGCGACGGTTGCACTGTCGAAGTCCCCGACGACCACCCGATGCTGGCGGAGCCCCGCAAGCCTGATGCTCCCGCCGCCCCTCCTACTGGCACGGCCCGCGCCACCTCCGGCGGTTTCGCGGAGCTGCGGTTCGCCTACGACCCCAAGCTGATCGATAGTGTCAAGATGCTCTCCGGCAGACGCTGGGATGCCGCCGAAAAGTGCTGGCGCGTGCCTGCGACGCACGCCGCCCGGCTGGCCGAGCTGGGCTTCGAGCTGGACGAGACTCTCGACCGGATCGCCAACCCGCCCGAAGTCCGCCGCGTGACGAGCGAGGATATCGGGATTCCGGGCCTGTACCCCTTTCAGGTCGAAGGTGTGCGGTTCCTCGAAGCTCGGGGCGGCTGCGGGCTCCTAGGAGACGAGATGGGCCTGGGCAAGACAATCCAGGCTGTCGCGTGGCTCAAGCTGCACCCCGAGGCGCGTTTGGCGGTGATCGTCGTTCCCGCGAGCCTCAAAATCAACTGGGTGAGAGAAATCGCGAAGTGGATTCCAGGCGACAACAAGGTCGTCACGCTCTCAGGCAAGAAGCCCAGCAAGAAAGCGCTCGCGGGCGCTCAGATCGTTATCATCAACTACGACATCCTGGGCGCATGGCTCAGCACTCTGCTGGCCCGGAGCCCCGTGGCCGTGATCGCCGATGAGAGCCATTACATTAAGAGCGCCAAGGCGGCTCGCACGAAGGCTGTCCTGACCCTCGCCCGCGCCTGCCTCCACCAGATTTACCTCTCGGGTACTCCGATCACGAACCGCCCAGCGGAGTTCTACACGGTCCTGAACGCACTCGCCCCGGCTGAGTTCGCTAATTGGTACCGCTACACCGAACGCTACTGCGGTGCGTATCGCGACCGCTGGGGCTGGCAGGTGCGCGGGGCGACCAACACGCGGGAGCTGTTCGAAAAAGTAAACGGCAGACTCATGCTCCGCCGCAAGAAGGCGGACGTGCTGAAAGACCTCCCCGAGAAGCGGCGGCTGGTGATCCCCATGCCGCTCGACAACGCGGCGGAGTACGGGCGGGCGGATGAAGAGCTTCTCAGATGGATCCGGGAGAATTTCGGAGTCGGGCGGGCGAACGCTGCGGCGAACGCGGAGGCTCTGGTGCGCTTCGGTGTGCTCAAGCAACTGGCGGCGAAGGGCAAGTTGTCGTCTGCCGTCGAGTGGATCGAAAACGCCCTGGAGACGAACGGCAAGTTAGTCGTCTTCGCCGTCCACCACGCGACCATCGACTACCTGCGCGAGGCTCTCGCGGCATGGAACCCCGCCGTGGTTGACGGCCGGGTGGACACGGCGCGCCGCCAGGAAGCGGTGGACCGTTTCCAAAACGACCCCGAGTGCAAGGTGTTTTTGGGAAACATCAAGGCGGCCGGTGTCGGGCTCACGCTCACCGCCGCCAGCACAACGGTTTTTGTCGAGATGGGGTGGACCCCCGGTGAGCACGATCAGGCTGAAGACCGGGTCCACAGAATCGGGCAGGAAGCCGCAAGCGTTGAGGCGTACTACCTCGTCGCGGAAAATACCATTGAAGAAGAAATCGCGGGCATCCTCGATGAGAAACGCGAGGTGCTCAATATGGTGCTGGACGGCGAGGAAACGCCGGAAAGCTCGATGCTGACCGTCCTGCTCGAAAAGCGGGGCCTTACCAGAAAGGAGGAGGAATAGTGTTGGAGCGGAAATACTCCAAGGATGAACTGAAAGAGATCGAGGCGGCGACGAACGCCGCCTCGGTACATGCCTACGGGTACGTCCGGGCGAAGGGATTGAACCTGGACACGGATGAGGGAAAGGGGACGTGGAACTATGTGTTCCATCGTCGGGCGAACCGCATCCTGGTGGCCGCCGGGATCAGGCGACCCCGGAGATGGTTCGAGGCGAGGGCTAGGGAAATCAACTCAAAAAAGGGGGTAAATCATGGAAATTTTGTTCAGGGTTGAAGTGATTGGGCTGGAGAGGCTGTGCGCGGCAATCGAGGCAATTGCGACGCCGACGCGGCCCCCGGCAAACGAGCCTGCCGCCCCGGCGGAAGAGCCTGCCGCCCCGGTGGAAGAGCCTGCCGCCCCGGTGGAAGAGCCTGCCGCCCCGGTGGAAGAGCCTGCCGCCCCGGTGGAGACCCGGCGCTCACGGAGTCGGAAGTCATCTAAAGCGGCTCCGGCCGAGGAGCTTCCGCCCGCCGAAGTCCCCCCGGCCGAGGAGCCCCCGGCCGAAAACACCCTTGTCCTGGTGTCGGATGAGCAGGCGGAGAGCCTGCGGGAGCCGCTCAAAAATTACCTCTCCAAGTATGGGCGGGATCGGGCCGTGCAGCTTCTCGCGGAATACGACGCGGTCAACGTGAGCACGGTCCCGGCGGCGCACTATGAGTCACTGCTGGCGGCTCTCGGCAATGGAGGCGGGGCATGAGCGCAACAGCCCATGCGAAGTTGAGCCCCAGTTCCGCGTACCGCTGGATGGCGTGCCCCGCCAGTATCCGTCTCTCGGAGGGGGTCGAGCAGAAGCGCTCGGTATTTGCTGAAGAAGGCTCCGCCGCACATTTCCTGGCGGAGGTTGCCCTGCTCGGAAGACGCCAAGCGGCGGAGTATCTGGATCGGGTGATCCGCCCCGTGGGTGGGGGGTTCAGCATATTGAAGGCCGGGGCGGAACCCCAGGACGGGGACTACCTCGTCACCGAGGAGATGGCCGAGGCGGTCCAGATCTATCTGGACACGGTCCGGGAAGGCGCCGGGAACGGTTCCCGGCTGGTGATCGAGAAAAAATTCGACCTCGGCGCCTACGTGCCCGGCATGTTCGGAACCGTGGATGCGGCGCGGATCGAGCCCTTTAAAAAGGTGACCGTGATCGACCTCAAGTACGGCGCCGGGGTGGCGGTCGAGGTCGAGGAAAATCCCCAGCTCAAAATTTATGGGCTGGGGGCGTGTCAGGGGGAGTTGCCCGAGAGGGTCGAGTTGGTCATCGTCCAGCCCCGCGCCCGACACCGGGACGGTCCCGTGCGCCGCTGGGAAGTTGCCGCCGCCGACCTGGAGAAGTGGGCGCGGGAAGAGTTGGTTCCGGCTGCTCTGGCGACGGAAGACCCCGCTGCTCCTATCGCGGCGGGGAACCATTGCCGGTTTTGCCCCGCCCTCGGGGGGTGTCCTGCGGTCCGCGACCTCGCCCTCGAAGTGGCGCGGGCCGACTTCCAAGACCCGCCGGAGTTCCCGGCGCCGGAGCTTCTCTCAAACGCCGAACTGGCGCGGGTGCTGACGTTCAACGACGTTTTCAAGAGCTGGATCAAGGCGGCGGAAGCCGAGGGTCAAAACCGAATGGAGCGCGGGGAGGTGCTTGAGGGCTTCAAGCTCGTGCGTAAACGCACGCGGCGACGGTGGATCGATGAGGAGCAGGCGGCTGCCCGGTTGTCCTTGTTCGCGGAGTATTTCGTGACGCGCCTCATCAGCCCGGCACAGGCCTACAAGGCGGGGTCCGTGGAAAAGGCGGTCCTCGACGCACTAGTAGAAACGCCCGAGGGGGGTCTCACAATCGCCCCGGAGGCCGATAGGCGAGAGGCGGTGCTGTGTGGCCCCGCCATCGACTTTGACGACGCACTGCTGATCTGAAAGGAGCAAGACCATGGAAATGAACAAGAACAAGAGGGGCAACCAAGTGAAAACCGGGATTTTCCGGTTGAGCTTTCCCGCCCTGTTTGAGCCGAAAGCAGGGCCGGAAGGTGGGAAAGAGAAGTATTCAATTGTGATGTTGTTTATGAAGAGCGACCAGAAGAATCTGACCATTCTCCGCAAGGCCGCCTATGACGAGATCGTCAGGAAGTGGGGGCAGGACCGGACGAAGTGGCCCGCGAATCTCCGGGCCATGGACTTCCGCACCTACCTGTCGATCACGGGGAAAGACGGCTGGCCCTTCCGCGACGGGGATGCCCAGACCCTCGACGGGTATGCGGGTATGGTGAGCATCAAGGCAAGCTCCAACGAGCCTCCGGGGGTCGTGGATCAGCGGGTCCAGCCGGTTCAGGACGCTGGCGAGGTTTACGCCGGGTGCTACTGCCGGGCGACGATAGTCCCGTTTGTGTTCGACAAACCCATCAACAAAGGGGTCTCGTTCGGGCTGCGGAACGTCCAGTTTGTCAAGGACGGCCAGCCGTTCAGCGGGCGGACCCGCCCCGAGGACGACTTTGACGTGATCGAGGACGACGCCGAACTGGAGGGCTGGGACAACCCGGCAAATTATGCCCCCGGCACGGGCGAGGATATGTTCGCGTAGCAGACATCCCGCCGGGGCGGCGGGGGTAACGCCGCCGCCCCGGCAAAACCCGGAAAGAAAGTATGAGAAAGCTTACCGTCGACTTCGAGACCCGGTCCCCCGTTGACCTGAAATCCTCGGGGGTCTGGCGCTATGCCGAAAGCCCGGAAACAGATGTCTTGTGTCTCGCCGTGGCCGAGGGCGATGAGCCTCCCCGGATCTGGATCAATCGGGAAATTGCCGGATTCGATCCTATCTATGACGACCTCCCCGGCATCAGTTCGGATGATCTCGGCGCCATCGTCGAGCGGGCCGATATCCTGGAGGCCCATAACGCGGAGTTTGAGCGGGCCATCTGGAAACACGTGTTCGCCGGGCGGTACGGGCTCCCGCGAATCCATCCCGGAAAATGGCGCTGCACCGCATCCCGCGCCGCTGCCATGGCGCTCCCCCGGTCTCTCGAAGGGGTTGCGTCGGCCCTCAAGCTCCCCGTTCAAAAGGACGTTGGGGGCAACCGACTCATGAAAACTCTCTGTAAGCCGGTCAACACGATTCCATCTGAGAAGACCCAGAAGCTCCGGGGAATGGTTCGAAACTCGCTCGGGCGGGTTTACCGGCAGGCTCCGGCGGACCTCAAGCGGCTGTTCCGATACTGCCTGCATGACGTGGTCACAGAGCAGGCGGTGAGCCGCGCTCTCCCGGAGTTGCACCCGGTGGAGCTGGCGGTGTGGCACCTCGACCAGACGATCAACGAGCGGGGCATTCAGGTGGACGTGGGATCTGCGCGGGCTGTCGTGGAGGTGCTGCAATACCATGAAGAGAAGCTCCTGGGAGAAATCCCAGGACTCACAAACGGGGAACTGGCGTCGGTCAGGCAGGTGGGCGAGCTTGCCCAACACTGTAGTCTCCCCAACGTCCGAAAAGACACGGTGGAGCAGGCTCTCGAAAGGGACGACCTGAAGCCCGAGGTCAAGCGGTTGCTTGAGATTCGCACGTATCTCGGCAAGGCCAGCACGTTGAAGTTCAAAGCCGTCCTGAACCGGGTTTGTTCTGATGGGCGGCTCCGGGGAGAGTTGCGTTATCACGCAGCCTCTCCGGGGAGGTGGGCCGGGTCCGGGGTCCAGCTCCAGAACCTCCCCCGGGCGGGCATGTCTCCGCAGGCCACCGAAACCGCTCTCGACCTGTTCCAAGGCCCGGGGGAGTACCTGGACCTGTTTTACAGTGACCTCTCCGATACGGCGAAAAGGCTGGTCCGGGCCATGCTGGTAGCGGGGGAGGGGCGCGACCTGATCGCGGCGGACTTCGCGTCGATTGAGGCGCGGGTGCTGCTGTGGTTAGCCGGGGACCGGGACGGGCTCGACCTCTTCTGGTCGGGGGCGGATATCTATTGTGACATGGCATCCGACGTGTTCGACCGCCCCGTCACCAAGGCGGATAAATTCGAGCGGCAGCTCGGAAAGACAATGATCCTCGGGCTCGGCTACGGCATGGGCGCCCCGAAATTCCGGGAGACCTGCGCCTCCGGGGGAATCGAGATCGAAAAGAAGTTCGCCCGGTTCGCGGTCAGGAAGTACCGCGAAAAATACTCCACGGTCCCGCAGCTCTGGCGGACCATGGAGGCCGGGGCCATGCTCGCCGTATCAAGCGGGGGGCAGATACCCGCCGGGCCGGTGACGTTCGGGGTCCGGGGGGACTTTCTCCATTGCCGCCTGCCTTCGGGCAGGCTCCTTTCCTACCCATACCCGGAACTGAAAACGGAACCCGCCTGGATATTCCCGACCGCGGACGAGGATGGGGAGGCCGGGAAAATCATGGTGGTCGGACCCAGCATCAAGATGGTTGTCCCTACGGCGCGCAAACGGGCCGCCGACGAGGGGGTCACGATCACCGGGCAACCCATCGAGCGGGAGAAAATCTCCCTGACGTTCATGTCGGTCATCAAAGGCCAATGGCTCCGGGAGACGACCTATGGCGGGAAGCTCACGGAAAACGTGGATCAGGCTATTTCCCGCGACCTCATGGCGTGGGCCATGCTCCGCCTGGAGCTGTCGGGATATCCAATCGTGCTCACCGTTCATGATGAAGCCGTAGCGGAGGTGCCCGAAGGGAAGGGCTCCGTCAAGGAGTTCGAAGAACTGATGTCCGAAATCCCCATATGGGGGAAAGGCATCCCCGTCGCCGCCGAAGGCTGGCGAGGGAAAAGGTATCGCAAATGATTCATCCCGGCATATCACATCTCAACGCACCCCTACGCGAAGCCCCGCGAGGCACGTCTCGGTATCGGCCTGTACAAAGCGCACCGACGCGATGCATCGTAACGCTTCGCAAGGCGCTCCATCCCTTCGCATCGGCCGCATCCGGGCCTCGCGTCGCACGTCGCCGCAAGGCATTCCACCCCTTCGCATCGGCCACATCTGAGCCCCGCGTCGCACGTCGTCGCAAGGCATCCCACCCCTTCGCATCGGCCACATCTGAGCCCCGCGTCGCGTGCCGTCGCAAGGCAACCCCAAGCCGCGCAACCCAACGCACCGTGTATTACCTGGAACAAAGTCCTGCATCGCCCGGCAAGAAACACGGCCCTTCGCGTATCAACGCGGGGCAAAGCAAGTGCAGGGCTTCGCAGTACACCGCTCATACCAACGCGCTCCCACGCAACGCATCGCTGGGCAAGGCGCTGCGCCGCACCGGAAACACCCGGCATAAAAAGCTGCCCACCTAATAAACCCAACAGAGGAGTTTCAACCATGGCGACGAAGAAAACAGCAATCCCGATCATCGACGTTGATCCCGTAGTTGTCGTGTCCCCCAAAGTCTATGAGGTCACGATAACGGGGCTGGACGGGCTTCTTCCCGACCGATGCCCGCTCATGGACAAACCCAAGAGCGAGGCGAAATCTGCGGTGAAAGAAGACCCCACCCTGAGGGAGTGGCGCATCTGGAGGGAAAAGCTGTACGTCTTCCCGAATGGCATGACCTATATTCCCGGTGAAAACATCCACGAATGTCTGAAAGAAGGATCCAAATACTGGGGGGCAACGATCCCCGGCGAAGGCAAGAAGAAGTACACCGATGTCGTCGCCTCGGCCTGTATCGTTGAGCCCATGCCCCTCGGCCTCCACCAGGACGACGAGCGTATCATCCCGTTCGGGGTCATGTGCTCCGCAAACCCGACTATCGGCAAGGGTGGAGGTAAGGTTTTCAAAGTTCGCCCGCTCATCCGCCCTTGGGGTGGAACGTTTACGATACACGTTTTCGACGCCCGCCTCACCCCTATGGTGCTCAAGACCATTATCACTTTCGCGGGATCCTTTAAGGGACTTTGCAACTGGCGCCCGAAGTTCGGGCGATTCAAGCTCGTCAACATTACGGAAAAGGTGCTGGCCAATGCAGAATGAGCGAGCCGCTTTAATTGGTCGGGTAGTGAAAACGGTCATGGGGCTGCCTCACGGGCAGATTATAACCCACATCCAACTGGAGCATCTGCTGGAGATCTCCCGGCGGGAAAACCCCGGAGGGTATCACAATGTCGTAAGGGGGGTCCGCTCGGAGCTGATTCGCAATGGCCGGTTTCTTCAGACGCTGCATAAGAGGGGGTATCTGATCGTCTACCCCGGACAGGAAGCCGACCAATGTGTCGGCAAGGCCCGCAGGGGCATGGCCGCGATCCGGCGGGCGGTGACGGAGGCCCAGGATATCCGGTTGACTGAAATGCCCCCGGAAAAGCGGACCGAGACCATTTCGAAAGTTGGGCTTCTTGCCAACTGCCATGGTCTCCTGTCGAACGCATTCAGTAAGATCGACAGTCTTCAGCCCGCGCAGCCGGAGAGCCTGCCGCCACCCCCGGCTGATCCAAATATCACGGAGTTAAAAGTTGTCGGCACTATTGCCAAGCACTAATCCCAGCCGCGCCAGCGCCCCTCCGGAGGCTGGCGCACGAAAAGGATGATCCGCCATGATTACTGCGTCAAACCGCGCCCCTGGTAAATACGAAACCCTGGCAGCAGACCTTGGCAAAACGGTTGATGCCAAGCAGAAAGCTTACGGCTACAGCTTCGCGAAATCCGGGCGCGTTCTTTCCCTTCTGTATCCGGACGGGGTACGGCCGGAACAGTTCCAGGACATGCTGGCCGTTACGCGAATCATCGATAAGCTCTTTCGAATCGCCACCGAGCCCGAAGCTTTCGATGAAGATCCGTGGCTGGATATCGCGGGGTACGGACTCCTTGGGTATCAAACCGTTCGAGAGTCGAAAGATACCTTTCGGCAAAAAGGGGCGGGGGGAAGATGGTGGTTTGAAGAGACACGGGAGGCCTCCGCCGATGACGCGCAATGAATATGAAGTGGGAATGTGTCTCCTCAAATTTCTGGAGAGCGTCGAAGGGCGTCGGGCGAGGATTTACAGCGACGTGGGGGGCCAGCCGACAATCGGTATCGGACACATGCTCACTCCCTCCGAGCGCAAATCCGGGAAGATCCGCATTGCCGGGAACCCGGTCATATACCGCAACGGGCTGTCGGATGAAGACATCGACAGGCTGTGCCTTCAGGATGCCGAGCGTGCGGCCCGGGCTGTCCGCGTCTATGTCAACGTGCCGCTTGAAGAGAACCAGTTTAACGCTCTCGTTTCATTCGTTTTCAATGTCGGGGAAGAAGCATTCCGCTGGAGCACTCTGCTCCGGCGGCTCAATCTGGGGGACTACGAATCGGTCCCCGGTCAGCTCAAGCGGTGGGTCTATAGCTGCGGGGCGAAGATTCGCGGGCTTGCCATTCGACGCCAAAAGGAGATCGAGGAATGGAACAACTGTCAAGATTGATGAAGATGTTTGGCGGGCGGGAAAGCCGCACCGTGTCGCATCACACCTGCCCGCACTGTGGGGCGGGGTTGAGCCGCCTGCGTCTCCGGCAAGGGGGGTTTGTCGGGAAACTGGCGAAAGACCTTCGCGTGAAGGCGCTTGTCGAGTGCCGGGAGTGCTTGCGGGCGCATAAGATTCAGGGATCCACCCGCTATGAGCGGGAGTTGATCCTCCACCTCATCCAGAGCCCGCGCCTGAACGGTGCCGCCAAGGTGTTGCCATGACCGCCGGGGAAACGCATCGAGCGAACATCGATGATCTGCTTGCGGCTCTTACGCACGTCTGCCGGAAGAACGCCCTGCTCAAGCTCCGGCCGGATCACTGCAAAAAGCGGAAGGCGCGGCGCCAGCGGATTGCCCGAGGGCGGGATTACGCTATCCATGCTGAGTGCCGGGACTGCCCCGGCCCGGTCGAAATTGGGAGTTGATCGGGTGGTTCTCCTCGACTACAAAGAACTCGCGGCAATGCTCAAGATCCGGCCGGGCACCCTCATGAAGTCGTGGCGGGAATGGCCCCATGTTTTTGTGGGGGCGGGACGGACTCTGAGGAGCGCCAGGTTTCCACTGGATGCGGTCGAGGGGGCTATCCGTGAGCGTCTACAAAGACAAACGGTATCCGGGGCAGTGGGCTGTGAGCTTCATGGTCCAGGGGGTGCGGTATCGAAAGCGCGGGTTCAGAACCCGCCGGGAGGCCCAGCTTTGGGAGGCCGCCGAGCGGGAAAGGGTGCTGTCCCCGCCGCGCCAGACCCCTACGGCATCCTTTGCCTCGTTGGCAAACCGCTATCTTGAGCATTGTGCCGCCAGAATGGGGAAGAACACCGTTCGGTATAAGGCGACCCATTTTCGGCGGTTTGCTCAATGGCTGGGGGGTGACTACAGTGTTGAGCTGCTCACCAAAAATATGGTCGGGGACTTCCTGCTCCATGTCGCTGGAACTAGTGGAAATAAGCAGGCAAACCGAACTCACAGGGATCTGTTCGCTCTGTTCAACTGGGCCGTGCAGGGTGAACTTACAGGAAAAAATCCGGCGCGCTCTTGGGTCCGATTCCCAGAAGATCCGTTCCACAAGTATGTACCCCCCGTAGCGGATGTTGAGGCGGTCATCCTGGCCGCCGACCCGGACGAGACCGATTTACTCGAGACCCTGTACTACACTGGAGGACGGATTGGCGAGGTACTCGCGGCCACTTGGGAGGATGTCAATTTTGAGCGACGGGAGATCGTCCTTTGCACGCGCAAAAGAAAAGGTGGGGAGCTGCAACGGGATAAGGTTCCGATCCCGGAAGCCCTTGTCAAAACCCTTGCCCGACGATACCGAAGACGCGGCGGTGACGGGGACGGAGCCCACATTTTCCATTTCACCGTTCACCGGAAGCGGTACTTGCTCCACCATCTCTGTGACCGGGCTAAGGTTCGGCGATTCGGGTACCATGGAATCCGCCATCACGTGGCGAGCATCCTGGCGGACAGTGGAAAGGCGACGCTCAGACAGGTTCAGCAGTTTCTCCGGCACCGCAGACCCACCACAACAGAGCACTATCTGCATGAGGTGACCCGTGATCAGCGGGAGGTGGTCGAAATTCTGGAAATCGCTCGAAAAGGGGAGAAACAGAATGAGAAGGATCATCGATGGAAAGAGGTATGATACGGAGACAGCCGAGGACGTGGCGAGCTGGCATAACCACTACTATCCCAACGATTTCCACTATTGTACGGAGACCCTCTACCGGACGAAAAAAGGCGGCTGGTTTCTCGCCGGGGAGGGTGGCCCTCTGAGTAAATACGCCAGATCCTGCGGGGACGGACGGCGCGGGGGCAAGGGGCTCTTCCCCATCACGGAGGAAGAAGCCCGGCAATGGCTGGAGGAGCGGGATGGGGTCGATGTGCTCGAAAAATACTTCGGACACTTGGTCGAGGATGCCTGATGGTCTTTGAGATCCTTCCCGGAAATCGGATCAAGCGGTTCAGGAACCGGCAGACCCGGTGCCGGTGCGGCAAGAAACGGCACGGCCGCCCTGGTGTCGGCCGGGGGGTATGTCACTGGGGAACTCAAAACAAACCGCGCCGCCGTGAGTGGAAGGTGGTCCCGTGGGAGGAGTCTTATGGAAGCACAAGCACTTGAATGGACATGGGACACCCCGGCAAAGCCTGGTTTTTACTGGTGCCACCAGAGTGGCCAAACCCGCATGGTCGAGGTCTGGGGTTATCGTAGCGAGGCAAATCGGCCAAACTAAAGGCTTTTTACCAGTGAGGGCGGCGGAGCGGTGGTCGATGGCATAAATTACTATGGCGCCGCGTGGTACGGCCCGATTGAGCCGCCGGGATATGTCACTCCCGGCGAGCAATCAGGTGAGCAATTCACTACTAAGTTTGCGTGAGCTGCGCGGGGAAACCGCCGGTTTATCCGGGATTGGCGCCAACGGATGAATGCGGGTCTGGGGCTCTCGCTCGCCTGCTAAGCGAGTGTAGTCCGTAGAGGGCTACCGAGGGTTCGAATCCCTCTCTCTCCGCCAAATCAACAAGTTAGCCCACCCCCCTGGACACAAGACCCAGGGGGTGGTTTTTTAACAGGTGAGCAATCAGGCGAGCAAAACGTTTTTGGGAGGGTTGATTCGGGGTCCATGCCCAGGTATGGGTCACCCCGAGATCTCCGGAAAAAAGGGCAAAATAGCGCGAAAAATTTTGGAGAATCGTTACTCGAAAGTACCGTAGACGGAAAAAAGGGCCGTCTCCCCCCTCCCGGACCACCCCGCCAGCGTCAAGCCCGCCTGCACCCGGTATTCCCCGACCTGATCGAGATCCCCCGTAATGGTGATGTATCGAAGATACCGGGTCTCGCCGTCTATTGTGTGAACGCTTGCGGTTTTGGAAACCGTGGTGCCGTTCGGTTTCTTGATGTGGATCTTGGGGGACGTGGCCCCGGTGATATCCGACCCGCAGTCCACGATGATCTCGGTTCCGATGTCGCCTGTATAATATTTGTTCATTGCCTGTGCTCCCTAGAAATTCGTGGCTGGCTCGTCTTCCAGGTCCATATCGGACACAAGGGTCATCGAACGGTTGCATGGTGACCGGAGGGCCACCGTCTGGTTCAACGTCGAGTCAAGCATCGCCGCCGGGTGGATGAAGGACCGGAGGCGGGCTTTTTCCAGAATGAGTCGGGTCACCGCCGCCGCCGCGTTTTGGGTCAGGGTCAGCGACAGGGTTCCGACCGGGTAAGCCTGCTCCACACTGACCGGGTTCACGGTCAAGGTGAGGGTCTGTGCGTCCAGAGTGATTTTGCAGTCCGCCTGGATCGACGGGGGGAGTACCGTCAGATCGAGCCCCAGTGCCGCGCCGATGTCAACGGTCATGTCAACGACCGCACCTCCGGCAGCATGAAGCAAGGCCAGCGTCAAGGCCTGCGCCGCCACTTGTATGGTCGAGCTGACAGAGACCCCGGCGGGTTTTAGCTCAAGCTGGCAGGAAAGCGCCGAGACGTTTACCGTCGAAGAGATGCCGCCGGTGGCGCCGTGAAGCGTGAGTGTGAGGTTTTGCGGGTTGAGAGACAGGGTGCAGGACACCCCGGCACTCGCGGGAAGAAGCCCCAGGGAAAGAGCCAGCGGTTCCCCGAGTACCACCCCGCCGGAAATCGAAAGCGCGGGGCTCTTGAGCGACAGGGTCAGATCCTGGGTGCCTGAGAGCGCCGCCGTGCAGGATATGGCAACCGTCGGGGTCTTTTTAGTGAGGGTGAGCCCGAGGGCGTTCAGGGCGGCGACGACATCCCCGGCGGCGTAAAACGGCACGATCTGGCCATCGATCCAGGCCCACTCCGTGCTCGCGATGATGAACTGCCCGTCTACCCACTTTTCTGCCGCCATCAGCTTATCACCACCTTCGGGTCAACCCACACGGTTTTTCCGGACTCGTACCCGAGAAGCCATAGCTCCAGGCGCACCCAGCCTTCCTGCTGCTGAGTAAATGAAACTTCCACGTACTGGGACCAATCCGATTGGGACGTTCGGGTCGTAATGCTCTCATCGGAAGTCACTACTGCGGTCGAGGGGATGGTCGCATTGTCAAAGTATTGCGCCGTGAACTCCAACTCTTCAGCGGGCAGGGTCGCAAAATCACTCTGCACATAGATCCGCAGGGTTTTGGCTCCCGTAGTCAACCATATGGCGGTTTTAAGAATCTCAAATTTTCTAAGCGCATATGCCGGACTAGCTTCACTGTTTGGAACAACTTGAAAAATATATGCAGATCCTCCACTTCTCTGAGATGGATTACTTCCAGAACCATTAGCAGAAATTTTAGTGGATGTTCCATACATAGTATATTTGATATGAGTATTCAAAATTTGATTATCATGCTCAGATGTGAGTGAAAATTGATCATCATTGGAAGCATTATTAGATATAAGACTAGTAGTAGCATATTTTAGGTTTCTACACTGGATAGATCTAGTCCCCCCTCTAATATCAAAAGCGGTAACAGGAGTAATCGGACAATTTCCATCTCTGTCATAACCAATGTTACCAGAAAAAATTCCTCCAAAATTTACCCCGGTATATACAAATTTATATAACTGATACGCATAAAAATCATCTTTTATTACAAATTGAGAAGGGATTGGAGCGTTAAAAGACGTATAAAATATCTGCCCACAATCTTTACACTCTCCGGATATTTGGCCCCTATATATAGTTCCATTAAATACTAGTGAGCATTGTTCAGCATAAAAAGTACTTGTAGTTTCAAGCCAATATACAGTTCCAAAAACATTTGTAATTGACCTATATACTTTTGCACCAAAAAGAATTTTTGCATTATAAGTATTATAATTATCTACGACATTCCCACAACCGTACATCTCACAAGTAGAAGTAAAAGTTACAACCCCATTATTAGTATTAGCGGAAATTGCAGCCGTACCACATCCAAAAAACTTAGCATTAATTTCACCACTCGATATAGTGTGCAGACCATAACACAGACCGGCAAAATGAGTGTTACTATCTACAGAAAGAGTGCCAGACATTGTCCTAATACCGACAGTAACAGCAGAGACACTACCGCCAGCAAAAACAGCGTTAGAAACAGTCACATTGGAGGCATAATACGTAGCTCCACTGCAACCCCAATAACACCCACCAGATATTACGTGACCAACCCCATAATATATAAAATATCCCACTGCAGAAGTTGATGTTGTGCCAAAACTACCTATTTCACATTGAAATATACCACCATGAGTGGCAGTTAACCCATAATCAATTATATATGTAGTATTAATAGTTGTGTAAGTTCTTATTGAAACATTTCTACTTAATAAATAAATTCGACTCTTGGAATCTATTGTGCTGTCAACATTATTTCCTAGAGTTATTGAAGTGGAGCTTATACTTGAAAGTGTAGAAGTTTGACTATCTGGATATATTGTGGATGCTATACCATCTATAAGTGCTACCCTATTATGGTCTGCTGTAGTGGCCCATTGGGAATCACCTGTAACATCAGTATTAACCGCTAACACGCCCGTAGAAGTATTGGTAAAAGGAGACCAAACTGAAATAGTGCCACTTCCATCAGTAGTTAAATCAATAATTCCAAAAGCTATACTATAACAATTAGTCTGTAATTTTATAGTGTTTGTTGTAACTGCTGTTGTATAATAAATTTTATTTTCTTGAAGAGGGGCAGGAAGGCTGCCTCCAGAAACAGTCAAATAAACGGGAGTGTAATTTGCAAGTCCATGGGAAGTGAATGTTAAGGTGTCGTTTGCTGCTGAACCAACCCACCCGGATTGCTGCTTGCCTTTTATCTCTGCGTACTTGATCGTAGGGTCGGTACAATAGAGGGCGATGTCCAGGTTCGCCGCGTTGATCTTCGCGGTTCCGGCAAGGTGGATGATCGCCTTATAGGCAAACGCGAGAGGCGATGTTCCGCCCCATGTCCCGTTGCTGTTCGCGAGCAGGCGCCCACGGTTCGTACTGGTTGTCCCCGCAATACTGCACGCTGTTTTGACCTTTAGGAATCCCGAGGTTCCGTCATGAAATTCCAGCATTCCGGGAGGGGCTCCCCCACGGATCGTAAGGCCCCCCAGCCCATCGGCAAACCCGCTCTGGTCAGCATCCATCGTGACGGTCACGCCCGCGCAGATGTAGACCACGTCATTGTTGGCGGGAACGGTAGCCCCGCCCGAACCCCCATCGCTGTCGCTCCACGTGCTGGTGGAAGACCAGAGCCCCGAGGCTACCGCATATTTGTTTGCCATTCCCGTCCCCTAACTTTTAGCTTTGGGTGAAAATCCCGTCCGTGTGAAACTGAAGCGTGAAGGTGCCATTCTCGACGGTCTTGTCCGCCCCGAGGTCGAACAGGCAAACCAGTGGGTCATTTGCCGCCGTCTCATCGAGAATGACCGCATATCGGCACGTGAACGTGGCCCCTGTCCAGGAGGGGTTATCCGCATCAAAAGTTACGACCGCGCCGTCCCGCGTCCAGGTCACACCCGTTAGAGCTTTGTCTTTTTGAGTGTATCCCCCGGAGGACGCAAGCTCGTCTGAAAGGTCTGCATAAACCGCGTCGGTTGCGTCCGGGGTGTAGGAACTGCTCAGAAGGACGACCTTGAAAGTGTCATTGTCGAGATCAATGGTGCCGTCGCCCAAGAACTCTCTGAAACTGTTGAAAAACATGTCCGCCATTGGAAAGCTCCTTTTCTGTGGGGGCCTTCCAGTGTGTGTGGGTCTGACCCGGTTGACTTCAGCCTATTTTAGGAGAGTGGCGGGGATTTGTCCAGCTAATCCGCCGTCGCGGCGAGAAGCGCCCGCTCCCGCCTGCCGGGTTGCCGCATCCGGTTTATCTGACCCCGCAGTGCTTCCCTGCTGATGAGTGGAACGTAGGCCTGCCGCCCGGCCGAAAGCACCCGGTTGTTGTAAGCCGCCACCTGATCCATGATGATCTTGAGCTCCACCGGATCCTTGGCGCCGTCTGACACGTATGCCCGATACCGCTCGTAGATCTTCCCCCTGGATTCGCCATAGCGGGACAGCTCCGCCTTAGCCTCGAACTGCCGCTCTTCGTGCATGGCCCGCTCGGATCCCCGGAACCCCGAAGCCCGCTGCATGGTCTCGGTCGTGCTCGGCCGGTACGGTTTCCCGTTCTTATCCCACACCTGCTTGCCGGAGCTGGTGGTGACCGAATCCAACTCCCGGAAGGCCCGAACGAGATTCGAGGCGAATGCCGGAAGCGCCTTTTCAGCCGCCTTGAGGGGCTGCCCGGTGGAGAGATACCCCCCGGCTTTCTGGATATCGGTCGCAACCCCGCCGAAAGGCCCGGTAAGGTCGGTAAGAGTTTTAGGGACTTCGAGCCCGATGGCGAGAGACCCCGAGATATCGACCCCCAGAAGGCCCATGATCCCGTACCGGGCGCCTTTCTCCGCCGTGTCCCCGAGAGTCTTCCGGATGGTGTCGTAGACCATTTTCTCCGGGTCGCGGTCGTCGTCTGCGGCTCCGAGGATCCCCCGAGCTATCGCCATGGCGGCGGCATAGCCCGCAAATCCCGAAGCCCCGCCGAGGACCGCCGGTGCCGCCAGGGCGAAAGCCAAGCCCTTGGCGTCTTGCCTGTTCAGCTTGTGCTCGAAGAGCATCTGCACGTAGTTGTGGGCAAACTTCTGAAACGTGTAGCCGGTCTGCGCGATCTTGGCGAACGGGTTGGTCCCCATGGCCCACGTCGGGAGCGTCCCCTTGCCGTACACCCCGTGCGCCCGCTCGGTTGCGAGCTGCGCGTTCTTTGCCGCCGTCGCGGCGTTCTGCCCCTGCGCCCGGGCCATCCGGTACGCGGCAAGAAGGGTCGTCCCACGGTTCCACTGCTCGGTTTTCCCGAACATCCACATGGCTTTGTCCATGACCTTAGACCACACGCCGCCGAACCCCTGATCCAACTCCCGCATGGCCTCCCGCACAAGCTGCGGGTTGTCCACCCCACGGGTGTGAACGTCGGCCATGAATGTCCGCTCCTCCTCGTTTGCAAACTCCTTTCCGCCCATGAAGGCCCCGTAATCTTTACCCGCCGTGAACAGCTCCTGCCCGATCTTGAGGAGGCTCCCCTTGCCGCCCAGTGCAAACTTGAGAATGGCGGGGGGTGCTGTCGTGGCCTGCGCCGTCACGTTGACGAGGGCCGACCTCGGGTTGAATCCCAGGTACTTGAAAGACACGATGGATTTCCCGAGCGCGATAGCCCGGTCCCACCTGTCGGCGTTCCGCATCTGCTCTGTGACGTATCCCTTGAGCCAGGAGTAGCGCTTAGGCTCTTTCACGGCATCAACGTCCATGAGCGCGGCCATCATCTTCTGCCCGGCTTCCGCCTTGGCGATACCGCCCGCGATCTGGGCGACGTAATTTCCAACCCTTTGGGCCGGGTCCGTGATGTAGCCCCGGACCACCTCGCCATCGCGCCCCGTTCGTGCGATCTTATGCGCCCGGAAGGCCCGGGCCTTCAGCATGTTGGATGCGGACACCAGGACTTCGCCCTGGAGGGCCGCGTTCAGCGCCGGGTGCTGGACCGCCTGATTGACCGCGTACTCGATGGCTTTTCCCATGTCCACGATGTTGAGGTTCATCTGGATGTCTTCGGGGAGCTTCGAGACCAGGCCGTCCCGGAAGTTCGTGTAGCCTTCCCGCCCAAGCTGAAGCTTGAGCTTTTCGATCTGCCGCTGGCTTCCCTTGTGGAAGCGGTAGAAGTTGCCGTCCTTATCCTTGGCCGTCAGGAAATATTCTCCAGGCTCCCTGGACCGGGGGGCGTAAAAGCCCTTGAGTTCCCCCATCTCCTGGTAGAGAAGCAGGAGCTGGGAAAGGGTGTATTTCTGCTTGCGCCCGTCTCCCAGCGGGATCTCGATTGACGGCTCGCCCTGATCTGCTGGCGGTTTGTTCGGGTTCTTCTTCTCTTTTTCCAGGGTGTCGATGATGTCTTTGACCGGCTGTCTCAGGTACTCCAGCAACTCATCGAACGTCTTGCGAACAGAGTCGACGGCCGCGAGCCCTTCGGCCGAAAGCCCGGACTTGGACCTCATCTCCGACCACTTGACCTCGTTCACGTCCATATCGTCCAGAATCTTTTCGACCTTCGCATACTCCGCCGGGTCGGCTTTCCTGAGAGCGGACAGGCGGTCTACCGGGTCTTTATGCTTGAGGTAGATCTCGTTTTTGCGCTCTTCCCGGTGCTGGGTCGCATCATAGGCCTGCTTCACCGTCGGGTGGTCTATGTACTCCGGGGTTCGGAGCATACTCTCAAGGAACGTCATGTCCTTGGGGTGCAGGGCCTTCTTGAACGCCTGCACGGTCGAGGTGACTTCGTCTCTCATCTTGGACTTGAGCGAGGCATGGATGTCCGGGTTGCTGGGGTCGAACGTGCCGCGATTAAAAATGGATTTAATTTGAGTTGGAGAGAAAACAACATAAATATCATCAGTTATTGGATCATTCACATTTTTAAAAATTACTCCGTCGTTACCATCCGCTATAGCTTCATCTAAAATCTCTGAAAAAGTTATATCGCCCCGCACTTCATGGTTAAAATCATGAATCTTAGGATTTTTTATAGATAAATATGCTGGAATTATTCCTGGATTAAATTTTGCATATCGATCTCTCTGTAAATACATTTTTACAAAATAGTCAACCTTGTCTTTCTCTAGCTTAGCCTCATAAAATTCAACAGTAAGCCTTCGATCTTGTGCATATAATTTTTTTGCAACAGCAACATCATCTTTCGTTGTGTTATCGAGCACGTCATTGGCATCTAGCACTCTGTCTTCATACTGTTTTTTTGATAATTTCCCGGCATCGTACTCTCTTTTGGCAATATCAAGCTCCCTCAAGGAAGCTTTTGCTTTCTTGACCGGCTTTGGCAAAGACTTCATTTGCTGCCTTGCTCGCCCTTCTCGTTTTTGAGTGATTTTATTGAATTGATCGTAGACCTCTTTTTGTCGAGAAAGAAAGGCTTCGCTTGTAATGTCGGGGGTCGTGTACATCTCGGCGTTGTCAGCAGATTTTGCGAAGAAAAACCCTCTTAGGGCGCTTGCAGCTCCCGTATTTTCTCCTAACCGACCAATGTCAAACGCTTTAAATTCAGGGTTGTCGGAGCCATGATACACTACCAGAGGTTCTCCATTTTCATCCACCACCTTGCTGTTACCGAACCACTTCTTGAAGGCGTCCGTGCTTGCAATCTTCTTCGCCGCACCCAGCACACCCTCAAGATTCTCGGCAGACTTCGGGCCTGCCTTCTCCAGGGCTTTCCTCGACGCCACCAGCATGGCTTTAATGTCGTTTTCGCTGAGCTGGATGTTGAACCCGAGCCGCCGCAGCCCCTCCCGAATGGCCGCGTACAGCCTCTTCAGAAATGCTGGGTTCTCCCCGGCTTCGGCCATCTCCGCGATCTTCTCGTCGGCCGCGATCAGCCGGTCGGCCTCTTCGGTGAGGTCCAGACCGTAAAGGTCCGCGATATCCTTCAGGCCCTTCTGCCCGTAGAGCGCCACCGCCTCTTTGAGGAACGGCTTGAACCTGTCCCCCAGAACCCCGCGCATCCCGTGGTGGCCCACCACTTCGTGGAGCACCACCTGCTGGGCGCGGTCTGCCGACTCCAGGTAGTCCGCAATCAGGTAAACGGCCCCGGTCGCTGGGTCGTAGAGACCCTCCAACCCGTCCGCGTCGGTCGCTCGGGAAAGGAGCTTCTGCACCTTTTCCTTAACGTCGTCCGGCAAGCCGTAGAGCGACTGCACGATCTGAATCTTCGGCCCGGCCTTCCACCTGTCGATAACCGGGGAGAGCGCTGCCTGGATGTCGGACGCCTTGCTGCTGGACTGTGCTTGCCCCCGGGAGAACCGGAGATAGTCCTGAAGGTAGTTATCTTCCTGCTCCATTTCGGCGTCTTGCTGCCCTTCCACCGCCCGCCGTCGCGCTTCCGCTTCCTCCGCCTGCTGCCGGGCAAGAAGCTCCTGTGTGATGGCTTCAAGCCTCTGTGTTTTCCGGGCCAGCTCTTCTTCCTGCGGAAACGGGGTCGCTATCAGTTTCTCCAGCTTGGGGGTTTCGTTCTTGATGTCCTGAATGCTCTTCAGCTTCTCTTGAATTGTTCGGGCGAGCGACCGCTCGATGTCGGTCAGACCGCTCTTAACGCCGTCCGCCATGGGTGCCTGATAGTGAACGTCTTTCCCTATCTTGTAGACAAGTGCCGTATCCCCTACCGTGAGGGAGAGATGGCCAGCCAGCGGGAGGAAAACCCTCGATTTCTTGGGCTTCCCCTTGGCGTCCGGGGTCTCGACGGTGACAATGCGCCCGAATCTCCCGAGGTACACGCTGTCCGGGCTGTCTGCCGTCTTCTTGGCTGTCCACGCTGCATGAAGTTTGCGGGCGAGGGCGTTGACCTTGCCGCCCTCGGTTTCCAGGTTGAAATGGCGGTTGGGCTCGACAAGCCGCCCGAGGTTGTCATGCTGCGGCTTGAACTCTATCGCCATGATAGATTCGGCTATTTGTTTGTGGATATGCGAGCGTTCAATGGTTTTCTCCGCTGCTGTCATCATCAGCGGGAGCTTCGCGAGCTTCTCCTTGGCCCGGCGGCGACCGGACTCGTAGTCCGCCTTGACGTTCGAAAGCCGCCGCACTTCTTCATCCAGCTCGATCTTTTCCTTGTGGATCGGATCGTCTGCGAGCAACCCCTCCATTTCCGAAGCGTCCATGGAGGTCTTCGAAATATCGATGATGTTCCGAATTTTCGGGTTGTTGCTCATGATCTGCTGCAGGACTTTTTCCTTGTAAGCCACGGTTGACCACATGAACGCATCGACCGTTTTCACCGTCCCGTAGTTGAAGATCCCGACGTTTTTGATCCGGTTCCCGTAGCGCCACCCACGCCCGTTGCGTTGCTCGTAGTTGGCATAAGTCCAGTCCACGTCCAGGTGGTGGATGTAGGACACCCGGTCTTGGACGTTCACCCCGATCCCCATCTTTGGGGTCGAGCCAATGAGCACGCGGATTTGGCCTTTCCGCGCCTTGAGTAGCAGTGCGGCGAGATCGTCGTCGCTCTTCGCGTCGTGGATGAAAGCAATCTGCTCTTTCGGAATACCCTTCTTGATGAGCTTCTGCTTGATGTCAGCGTAGATGTTGAACTTGTCTTTTTTGCCCGGTACTCCGCGATCCGCGAAGATGAGCTGCAGGTGGTTCTTTTCCTGGTACGCCTGCTTGTAATTCTTGGAGCTTTGATCCAGCTCTTCCGCGTCCACCGCTTTCTGATAAAGATCCCAAACCTTATCGACCGCGACGTTGACCTTCGTGTTCTCATAGTCGGGGAGAGTCGGGTCGTAGAGCCGGGGATCCATGGCGACCGTTCGCCCGTCGGAAACCACGCGGAGGATATTGTCGTTGACCCCCCGGAAAGTAGCCTTGTCCCCGAGGGCGCGGATGCTCCGAATCCTCCGCTTGAGAAGATCCTGAAAGGCTTCCGTGAACTTGTTCCACTCCACCATAACGGGCTCGGGCTTGCCCCCGATCACGTCCGGCCGGACAATCCCGAGGTCTTTCGCCTGCCGGACGTCCATTACCTGCCGCGCCAGCGCGAGAAGCTCCGGCACGTTCACGAACTCCGCAAACCGGCTGGTCATTTTGAAATGCCCGCCCTCCGGTGCGTACTCCGCCTCTTTGCGCATAACCCCGAACGTGTTCGCCCACGCATCGAACGTGTCGATCCCCAGCCGCGTAAGCTCGTTCGGCTGCAGATACCGCTGAATGTTGAAAAGCTCGCCCACGGAGTTTGTGAGCGGGGTGCCGGAAGCCAGGATGATTCCCCGACCGTTCCGCATGTGCAGGTACTGGGTCTTGAGGAAGAGGTCCAGAGCGATATTGGACTTCCCGGACTCCACACCCTTCATGTTCGCGAACTGGGTGGCAAACCCGATGTTCTTGTGGGTGTGAGCTTCGTCCGCCACAATCAGGTCGAGCCCCATTTCTTCGAACGTGGGGACTCCTTCCTCGCCTTCCGAGAGCTTGTCCAGTTTGTCTCTGAGGGCCTTGATCTGCTGCCCGATTTGCCGCACGGTGAACTGGGAGGCGCTAGCGCTGTCAGCGTGGCTCTGCACCCGCTCCATCCGCTGGATTTCCTGATGGAGGAACTCCCTTTGCGTATCGGGCGAGAGCTTGATTCGCTCAAAGGAGTTGTGGTTCATGATGACGCAGTCATAATTTCCCGTGGCGATCTGGGCGAGCTGCCGCTGTCTCTTCTGCGGGTTGGTCTTGGAAACCGCTATCGTCAGGATGTTCGCCCCTGGATAGAGCCGGAGGAAATCCGCCGCGATCTGCTCGACCGTGGCTTTCTTCACGATAAGGACCGGCTTCTTGGCGAGCCCGAGCCGCCGGGCCTCCATGATTGACCCGATCATCGTGTAGGTCTTCCCGGTGCCAACCTCGTGCGCGAAGTATGTCGCCCCGGTCTGAAGGAACCGCCAAATGGCGTTCTTCTGGTGCGGTCTGAGCTTGATAATCTCGTCAGGCACTTTGCCGGGGAAAGTGAGGTGCTCCCCGTTATACTGCCGGTCCACAAACGAGTTGAGCCGCTCGTTGTAGGTTTTCTCGAGCTGGGCGGCCGCATCGTCGTTTTCGTAGACCCACTCGCTGAGCCTCGCCTGGAGTTTGGCGAGCTTCGCGTTAGCGGCGTCTGTCAGGGCGATGTTGGTGACCATCCGGGTCTTCCTGTTCCCGTTCTCGTCCAGGTACTCGATTTTATCCTCGATGACCGGAAAGCCGCCATTCAGCGCATAGTCGATAAGCCCACGGTCGCTACCCTTTTTGAAGAGGTTGATCCGGTATTGTTTGAGCCCGGTCGCTTCCAGAACCTTGACGAAAAGAGGCACACTCAGGGAGTCGGTGTCAGGGTCGAAGTTTTGATTGTATTCCCTGATTGCCTCTTCAGAGCTGCCGAAGGTTTCTATCAGTTCATCACGTTCCTGGAGCGTCAGGTTTTCTCGAAGAGAGGTATACCCGATTGGGTTCTTCTTGTAGCTGACAACCCCGAACTCTTCTGCGGCAACCAGGGAAACCATCGCGTTGTCCTTCCGGCGTTTGGCTTCCGCTTCGGTACTCGCCCGGAAATGGGGGTTCCACATTCCCGTTTCAAGTACATGATCGACGTAAAAACCACGGATTCCACGGCCACCGAACAGACCGTCCTTCACGAAGCTCTGAACCACCTGCGCCGGAACCCAGGACATCCCAAGACGTGCGCGGATGTCCGACATGGGGAGATCGACGGGCATTACAATCTTGAGCGCCTCGACGTTTTCCTTGTACTTCTCGTCCAGGGCGGCCGCCGCCTCGGCCACCGCCAGCTTGCGCCGCACGTTTCCGCTCAGATACGCGTCTGCCGCGACGTACCCGGTCTCGGGGTCGTCGAATATCTGCCCCTTCAGTTCGGCAATAAGGGTGTCCCGGGTTTTGCCGGTGAGCTGCCCCATGTAGGCGAGGTCCACCCGGCCGCGCCACTGAAGCGAATAGAGAAGACTTTCATGTGAGGTATCCGCCGAAGTCGGCGGCTCTACCGGGGCGAGAGTGTTCTTGAAGAAAATGTCCGCGAGCCCGGTAACGGTCTTCGTCCCACGGTCCCACTTCTCCAGGCTGAGGAGAAGCCCGCCGTCCGGGTCATCAACGATGAGCCGGGCATTTTCCGGTTTGTTAATCGGCCCATACGTCTTGACCAACTGATCGTAGGCGGTGCGGAGCTGTTTTCTGAGAACGGTCAGGTCGGCGGCGGATTGCTTTTTTACCTGCGCGCGGAGAAGGTTTCGGATGATCCCCCGAATACCAATTACCCCCTTCATGAACTCCTGTTCTTTCGGAGTCAGATTGTCCCGCAGGGAAGGCCGCCCGTCCCGGTTCTGGTAAATCTTCCCGTTGTCCCCCACGTAGTAGTTGTAATTTTTGACGTGAGCGGCCTCCGGGATCATGTTCGTGAAGTCAAGCTCGATAGGAGCCCGGTCCTGCCCGTAAATCGAGACAGGCAAGCGGTCTATGGCGCTTCGCAAATCGTCGCGGTACGTGCTCTTCATAGCAACGTAGGGGCGGTATGCCCCGTAGCGCCCGGAGTTGACCGCGAGATCCCCGAGAACGTTCTCCGGGACCGCCTGGAAGAAGTTGTTCACCTGTGTTCTGCGGGGAGTCGAACCCGCTATGAAGTTGCCGTTGGAATCCACCTCGGGAAGGATGACCGCTTTGGACTCCACCCAATCGGGGACCGTTGGAAGCGCCGGTAGCCCTTCGCCTTTCTTCCGGAAGATGAGAATGTCCGCTCCGGCGAAAGCCCCAGGGAAGACACCGTTTGGGAGCCGGATAGCGGAAACGAGGTCTGCGCTCTCCGCGAACTTTCGGCGGGCCTTGGCGTCTTCCTTATCCATGGTCCCCGTGGACGTGAGAACCACGGTCAGGCCGCCGGGCTTTGTAATGTTGATCATCTTGCTGATGAAGTAATCGTGGATCTGAAACTCTTCCAGGTTGTGCGTCCGGTCCACGGGCTCGGTCTGCCCGAACGGCACGTTGGAGATGGTGAGGTCATAGAAGTTGTTCGGGACGGCGGTCTTTTCGAACGGCTGATTCAGGATGTTCGCGTTCTGGTAGAGCTGGGCCGCGATTCTCGCGGAAATCGGGTCGATATCCACCCCTGTGAGGAGGGAATTTCGCCGCGTTTCCCGCGCCATGGTCCCGAAGAAATGCCCGATACCGCAGGAGGGCTCAAGAACTTTGCCGCCCATAAAGCCGAGGCGGCCGAGAGCTTCGTGGACAAGTGCGGCAACGCTTGGTGGCGTGTAGTAGGCATCCACCGCGTTTTCGTAAAGCTGCCACCGCTCTTGATCGGTCAGGAGAGACTTGACGATTTCCGCACGCCCGGCCCAAGCAGGGTTGGGGTAGGAACCGAGAGCTTCAGAAAGCTCCCCCCACCCGTTGTATTTGACCAGGATCTCTTGTTCCGCCGCCGTGGCCGTCCGGTTCTCGGCTTCGATCTGTTTGAGGGTTCGGATCGCCGCGATATTGTTGTTGAATCGGTCGGTGAGGTTGGTGTTCTCAAGATCCGTCGTGTTCCGGATGATGTAGTCTAGCCGCTCGGATACGTGAACGGCGTCTGCGTTGGATGAAGTGTCGGTTCCTCCTCCTCCGACGGCAAGTAGATCATCATCGGTAAGACTATCTCCTTCGCTTCCTCCAGGCTGTACCCCTTCTGCATCAAGTCCACTACCAGATCCAGCGCCTTCTCCTGGGCCTCCAGGGCCGACTTCTCCAGCACCCCCGCCGCTTCCAGGCGTGCTACCATGTTCGGACGGTGCTTCCGCCAGTGCTTCAGAGCCTCGGTCCCCCATGTCCGTAATTGTGCCATCCGGAACCTCCAATTTGATGATAGTGTCGCCGCCTGGATGATCGACCGCCTTCAAGAAGAAGGAAAGAGCATCATCCGCCTTGAGCGGCTGGTCGTACGCCACAGCCCCCTTGCCCGCGTACTCCACTCCCCCCTCGCCTTTTTCAAGCTGGTAGGAGTCATCGTAAGCGAGATACCCCTTCGGCTGGGCCGCCACCCCCCGCGCAGACTGCTCGTATGCGTACCAGTAAAGCCCCCCGGCGCTTGCCTTCCCCCCGTAAAGGGCTTCATAGACCGCGTCGATCCGCTTCAGGAGCTTCTGGACTGCTTCTTTGGCTTCTTTCCGCTCGAGAGTCGTGATCGGGTTGTACCCCTCCTTCGCGTGGGGCTCGCCCTTTTCGGACCACTCAAGCTGGTCGAACATATTGTCAAAAAGCCGGTTGAACCTCTCCCGCTCTTCAGCCGTTGGATAAGCCCCGTTGTCGCGGTTGAAGAGCGTCTCCACACCCCCGGGAGCCACGAAATCCGTATCGACCAGATACCTGTTACCTTCCTGGAGCTTGTCCGAAACGTAGGCTTCGAATGCCCGGGCAAACATCTCATCGGGCTTAGACCAATACTTGCCGACTTCGCCGCCGTCCAACGCCATAGCATTTTTGAAGAACTTCGTGTTTTCCGTAATCTTGTAGACGGCATTTTCCCGCATGAATTTCTTCGCCGCCTCAAGCCGCCCAGCGCGGTTCCGGGTCTCGCTCCACATGCCCTTGAGGGCGTCTATCATCATATCCTCAAGGCCCGCGACGTTGTAGAAAGTCTTGAAGGCGTTCTTGAGATCGTTGATCGCACTCAGATTGCCATGCTCCGGGATATCGAGCTTCCCGTCACGGGTCATGTAATCCAGGGCGTGAGCCCACTCATGCGCGAGCGACCCGTCACCATGGGGCTTGGTGAGCCCGATAACCCGGTTTGCCGGGTAAAACATCGCCGCCGCCTTCTCACCTTTCCCGCGAGCGCCCCACCCGATACCGAGGCGCATGTCATCGTCTATGGACATCCCGAGATCCGGCGCGCCCAGAGTCTCCGCCAGCATCTTAAAGGAGTCGTAGGTCAGATCGAGGCTTCGCTGTCGGAACCTGTTTTCGACCCACTCACCGAAGTCGCCGCCCCGGAAGCCGAAAACGTCCTGCAGTTCCTGGCCGGTGATGTTGCGCCCGTTGCGGTACTTGTCGGGAGTCTCTATTTCGAAGATACTCACCCGCCGGTTGCGGCGTTCTATGTCCTTGTTCCGGGTCTCCTCCGTCTCGTTAAGGGTGTGGGCGTCCCAATCCTTCAGAAGGTGCATGGAGAGGTCCGTCTTCTTTTTGGTCATCCTGAAGACTGCCCGCCCAAAAGGCGTAAGGTACGTGGTATCTTCGTCGTAAAATCGGGAGATTCTTGAATAGAGGGTGCGCCCGTCCTCCACCCCAAGGTCGGACTCCATTTCCAGGGTGTTGACCCACCGCTCGGCGGTGTCCTCCCCGACGAAGAGCTTGAGGATGTTCTGCCGGGCTTCCATCACGGTGAGCGCGGTGCTGACGGCTTCATCCATCTGCTCCAGGACGGAGATGTATTGGGCTGCCTTGGCCTTGACGAGCTTCTGCTGATCGTCCCCCTTCTTGAGCGCATAGACGAGTTTATCGGCAAACCGATTGGCCCACCCCTTTTGAATGCTGCGGTCCCGCTCAATAGCGTCCGCATAGGTCGGGAGCTTTTCCCGGAACTCCTTCAGATATCGCTCGACCCCGGGGGTCCGGCCTTCCACCGGGTGCACCGTGTTGAAATGCTCCGAACGTGCGGTCATGTTTATGAGGGACTTGGCGATCTGCTCCGGGGTTGCGTTCTGCGTGATATCGTCCAGATCGACATCGACCGCTTTCACCCGGTCTTCGAACTTCATCCCGGCTCGCTTGCCGCCGAGGGCTTCCCCGAAGTCTTCGACCTTCGGCCCGCGTTTCTCGCCCTTCTTCTCCTCTTTTTCCGCCTTCTTGGCTGCCTTCATCTCCTCCATGAACCGCCTCAGATATGGCTTGATCTTGGCGGAGAAGCTGTCGTAAGCCCATTTCACGAACTCCCGGACATCTTTCCCGGCGGCTTGGAACTCTGCCAGGGCCGTCTGAAAATGCGGCTTCGCTTTCGCGTAGGTGTCCTCATCGATGGCGCCCGGGCCAGATTTGAGCGCCTTGCCGCCGAACAGTTCAAAGAGCCCGGAGACCGCTTCATCCAGGCCTTTGGCTCCGTGCTCCGCCGCACTCTTCAAGATGTCGCTGGCGGCTCGGACGGGTTTCGGGGTCTTGGGCGTGCGGGGCGTCCGCGGCCCGCCGGCCGGCTTCGTGATGGTGATCGATTCATCCGGGGGCGTTTCTGCGGGGGCTGTCTCGGCCGGGGCTGCCTCGCCCTCGTCCAGAATGGCGTCCAACTCGTCCATGGACATTTCTTGGATCTGATCGGCCGCGCCCTTCCCCCCGGTTTTCTCCGGAGTAACGGTCTCTTCCACCGGGGCAGTCTCCACCGGGGCGGCTTCTTCCACTGGGGCCGGTGGAAGCGGCCCAGCTTCGATCAATTCCTTAACCTTGTCGGGGACGTTCTCCATTATGAGGGGGTAGATGACCCCGACAACTTCTCCGTTCTGCTTGACCGCCACTATGTTGAAAGAGTTTTTCCGTTTGGATTTTTCCCCCACTTGGTGATAAGTCGCGTCCGGGAACTTCTTTCGAAACACGTCAAAGAATCGGGCGTCTACATGCCCCCCGTTATCGAATGAAATCACCCGGCGGTCTGCGGCATTGTAGAACGCAACCGGGTGAATCTGCTTTTCCCCGGTCTTCGCCTGATCCACAAAATCTTTGACCTGTTCATCTTCAATCTGGTCGAGCCCTTTCGGTGGCTTCCCCTGGATCACAATTCGACCGTCGGAATAGTAGGACTTGCCGTCCACGGTGTGCGTAACCCATGCCTCCTGCCCGCTCGACGTGGGTAGGGGTCTGGGGAGCTTCGGGTTCGCCGGGGGCTGATACTCGGAGATCGGCTTACCTTCCCGAAACGGGGCGTGCGGATCCTCTTTGCCAGTAAAGTAGGACTCCACAAAAGCCTTGGCTTCTTCTTTCGGGACATGGGTCAGCAGGGCTTCCGCGTCCGCGAAATACTGTCCAGGTCTGTACCCACGTTTCTCCACCGCCCAGAGCTTTTTATCCTTCATCTGAGTGATGCGGAGATAATCCTTCCGGTTGCCCGCTTCGTCCAGGGCGTGAACATCAAATTCCTTGTACCCGCTCTTCGTGGTCTCGGGGCCGTACTCGACCGAAGTGTAAAGGGTCTTAACCTCGTCCAGGCCTTCTTCGACGCTGGGAAGCCGCCCGTACTTTTCGGTAAGCTCGGCTTCGTATTTCTTGAGCTTATCCTTAAGGTCCAGATCCTTTTCGATATCATCCAGGGTCACGTGGTCGATATCGTGGCGGCTTCCCGACTCAAAGGTTTCTGCTGCCGCCGGGGTTTCGGCTACTGTCGGAACCGTTTCGGTCGCTGTCGGGGTCGGGGTCGGGGTCGTTTCGGCCACTGTCGGGGCTGCGCCCTGGAGCTTCTTCTGGTTTACCGCGTAAACCTTGCCGGTTTCGTCGTGGATGACTGCCTGCCCCTTGGCGAAGCTCCTGATTGTGCCGGTGCGGGTCACACCCTTGCTGTCCATCCAGGAGACTGCTCCGCCGACACTGAACCCCTTGGGGGCTCTCGCCCCACCAACCCCGCCCCCGCCGGTCGGGGTAATAATCAGCTCAGATGTCGGTGATTTATCACCCGTTTCTGGGGTCGGCCCAGCACCCGCGCCGGCTCCCATCGTTTCGGTCGTCGGTGATAAATCACCGGCCGCTTGCGTACTCGGGGTGCTCTTCGGTTTTTGAGAGTCTTTAAACTGCGACATCCACCGCTTTAACGTATCGACGGCAGATTTTTTAGACATGGCAGACCCCCACCCCAGGTCATCATCCCCGGCCATTAGCCACTGGTCGCCGTATCGGACAAACTGCCCGGAATTGTTATTAAGCAGACCGCTTTTTAGCTCTTGGGGGGTACGAAGTATAATTCTTTCCGCTCCATCAATATCGTGCCTATATTCAAACCCTTCCGGGTGCGCACGGGCTACTTCTTTAAACTTTTCAAGAATACTTTCATCGATATCGACCCACGCTGACCCAGTGGCTGGGATAGCATCAACCGCCCCAATGATTCTTTTTCTGTGCTCGTCTTCGCTGTCGAGGGTTACTTCTTTTGGCTTTTGAACCACCTCATCCGCCTGCAGGGGTTTCTGAATCAGGGTACTGATGGATGGTTTTCGATATCCGGTCGGCGTAACCGGGGTTTCCTGCAGGCTCTTCAGCCGGATTTCCTCTTCTGTAAGCTCCGGACCCGCCGTCTGTTCTTGCGCAAGTGGTTTCCGGGTTACAGTTTCAAGGCTTGGCTCGCGGTACGAGGCCTTCTCGACCGGGGTTTCCTGAAGCTCTTTCAGCCGCGCCTCGTACTTGGCGAGGTTCCGCTTCTGGGTTTCAGAGCGGGTCCATTCCCGGATCTTAGTCAGGTTGGCTATCCGCCACTCAAGGTCTGCCTGCTCCTGCTGGCGGCTGGCAAGCTCATCCTTCTGCTGCTGCTGCACCAGGATCGCGGCTTCATCGACCCCCCGATCATACATCTCTGTTTCCTGGTCTGCGGGGACGGGCGCTTCCTCGGGAAGGGTTTGCGGAGTCTCACGATCCGTGCGGAGCTTATGCGCGTCAAACAGGTCTTCCGCTTCAAGAGTCCCGTGGATCTCTGCGATCCGGGCGTCCACGTCCGCAGGCGGTACGCCTTTCGTCTTGGTGTCTTCCAGGTACTGAAGCTCCGTTTCAAGATCCTGCCTGGAAACCGGCGTGCCCGTGACATCCACGCCCTGATCCCCGTAATACTTCGCCATCTGCGCCCGGTAGTCTTCAAGGTTCCGGGTCTGCTCGGGCGTCCGAACCTTCTCCGGGATCTTCTCAAGGTTGGCGATCTTCAGGTCCAGATCGGTCAGACTGTCATCGGCGGAGATCACCCGCCCGTTTTGAACGGCATCCGTGGCGTACCGCCGCCACATTTCCGCTGTGGTCGGGCTCTGCGGCTTGATCGATTCATAGGCATAGTTGACCGCCGCCATGCGCTTTTCCGGCGCGGTAGCCGGGTCTTCCAGGGCTTTCGTCATCGAGCGGTTCTGGAGAGCTTTAACCCCCTGCCCGGCCCCGACGAGGATCATGGAAGCGGTGAGCGCCGGGCCGAAGGCGGCCTTGGCGGCATCCCACCAGCCCTGATCGCCTATCCCGAGGGCGCGCTCTTCTTCAGCCTGCCCCGCCGCCGTTCCCATTTCCGAGCCGACTTCCGCAACCGCAACCCCGCCTGCCTTCTTTGCAAACTCTTTGAAGGACGTGGTGAAAAGATCCTTTACGGCGGAGAATGCCGCTTTCTTTTCCGGACCGCCGAGAAGCCCCAGGATCTTGGCCCCCACCAAGTCGGAGAGGATTTCACCGCCGGTCTCGTAGAGGGCTTCCCGAACCGCCGTGGGTCGGGTCAACCGCTCGGCTTCTTCCTGCGTCTTGCCTTCGGCCATGAACTTTTTGACGCCACGCTCCATTACGTCATCATACTGGGCGAGCCCGAACGTAGTACCCGCCGAGAGCGCGAAGCCGACCATTGCCGGAGCCCCTGCTACAGCTACTGCCGCGCCGGGAAGGCCCGCGCTGATAGACTGTACCGCCGATTCGACGCCGCCGGTCACACTGCCCCAGACCGGGCCTTCCTCCCGGCTGGACTGCTGCATGAGCGGGGTCGTTTCCTTCCACCCTTCCAGGCTCTTGAGCCCTCGAGTCGTGAGATCGTTCACCACTTCGACCCCGCCCTTGGGGTCGAGGGTGCGCGCCGCCTGGAGGACCATCTCCCCAGCACCTACAACGCCGCGAGAAACGGCGGACCCCAGGTCTCCCAGATACCCGCGCTCTTCCGCCCCGATCTTCGCTTCCTGCTTTGACAGGTCCTCGTGGATCGTTTCCAGGTCGGAAAGGAATCCGCCCGGCTGGGGGGTTTTCGACTGAGCGCTTTCTTCCTCAGCCAGTTTCCTGTTGTGGATAGCTTCGAGATAGTCAAGGAAAGCCATGGATGCCGTCTCCCTACTTCGTGCTCCTGTAGATGCTAAGAATGGCGTCTCTTTGTTCTTTTGGGAGACGCGCAAAGATAGACTTCTGCTGTGCTTCCGGGTACTGCTGAAAGAGCTGCATCATTTCCTGCGGACTTTTGGACTTTGCAATGGCGGCGGCCGCCCGACTAACCTGCACTTCCGGGTCTACCTTCTGCTCCCCGGTTCTTTCATTAAAGAAAACGGGCTCTTCATCCCCTTCCAGCGTTTGACGCATCCGCACGTCATATTTATCCGCGCCCTTGGTTTCCGCCATGATCCGGGCCGTTTTCTCTGCGCCTTCGTTTGCGAGCTTGCGCTCTTCGAGCCGCCCGGCAATCACCGCTTTTTCGCGCGCGAGTGCGTTTTCACCGGAAAGGATCTCGCGGGCCATGGCTCCCTCGTTCTGCATCCCCTGTAGCGTCCGCTGAGTGGCCTGCTGCCGTGCATTTTCCACAGCATTCTGATACTGCGCGCCGGTCATGTGGTTGCTCCAAATCGGGTAATCCACCCGGCCAGGATCGGGCTGGCCGGAGTAGGAGACCCTGGACCCCCGAATCTCCATTATAGGCTGCCTGGTGGTAGGATTCACGATTGCCGAGGGGCTATTCTGCGCGGCGGACTCCGCCTGTCTCGGCTGAAGGGCGTTGATCGCTTCCTCCATCCAGGGCGGACGGGGAAGCGGCGGAAGCGCCGCCAGCGTCTGCTCTTGCTGGACCTTTGCTTGAGTTCTTTCCTGCTCGGCCTTCATGGCGTCGGGCGAGTTGATCGAGACCTTCATGGTTCCCCCGTCGGGGGTCCGCATGGTCTGAATGAAATTTTGAACCGGGAGCCCTGTTTGAATCGGAGCCGCCGAGGCGGCCGCCGCGCCAAGGATCTTTTGAATGCGGTCTGAGAGGCCCGAAACTTGTGCTGCGGTCTGCTGCAAAGTAGGCCTTGGTGTGCCCATACCGGACGGGTCATAGGGGCCTGGAAGAGGCTTCGGCGCCGTTACGGGCCGAGGGGTGTCCGGCCCGGGAAAGACGCCCGGATTGTTCGGATTCGGCCCGAGGGGTGTCTCAGGGCGCGTATCTTCCATCCACCTTCCGGCGGGCATCGCCTGTCCTGCCCCTGCATCCTGGGGGGCTTTTCCGGACTGATATCGTTGATAGCTTTGCCACATGCTGTCCGCGTTCGTGAAGGGGTTGGCTTGGCGATAGGGCTGTTCCTGGATGTATAGAACCCGTTGAGCGGGATCTGCGGCCTTGTCCCCGAACCCCCGAAATGGGGCGGCAAAAGACTCCGTGTTAATCAGCCCCTCCGTCGGGGCGCCAAACTTGGCATGAATGGCTTGTTCAATTCTTCGCCCAAGATCCGGTGTGACTTCGGGGGCAGCCTGCCCCGCGAGCTTCTTTCTCTTCTCTTCTTCAGTCAAGTAAGCCATGGGCGAACTCCCTCTAGTCGTTATGGTGGTAAATGTGCGAAGTGCTGACGCCGATGGACTCGGTCTCCGCCCCCGTACCAGTTTGGCTTGTGCTGTCGCTCCGCTGTTCGTGGAACCCGATACTCATCCCGGCGCTCACGCTGCCGAGCGCTGAAGCCATCATCTGGGCCGCGACCATGGCGGCCTGTTTCATGGCTTCCTTGTTGAACCCGTAGGCCTGGACCTTCTCTTCGAGGAGCGTCTGAGCCCGTTTTATGAGAAGCTCGGCTTCCGCCACGTTCTCTTTTACCAGTTCTGCAAAGACCTTTACCAGTGCATCCCACATGCTGGCATATACCTGCGCGTCGGCTTCGTAGAGTTTAACCAGGCCCTCGTTCTTTTTGGACTGAATCTCGGCAATGGCGGTGTCGCGGGTAATGAGGGTCTTGATCCTCTCCATCATGATCTGAGCCTCGGAAACGTTCTGCTTCACCAGCTCGGAAAAGATCTGCGTGAGAGCGTTCCAGGTCTGGGCGTAAACCGTTGAGTCGGCTTCGTAAATCCGAATTAGACCCTCGTTATTTTTGAGCTTCAGCTCCGCCGCCTGGACCTCGGCCTGAAGACGCTTGACCGCAACGTCCGCCGCCGCGATGTTTTCTTTCACCAGCTCGGAAAAGATTTGGGTGAGGGCGTTCCACTGCTGGGCGTAAACCTGTGCGTCCGCCTCATAGATCCGAATGAGTCCGTCGTTTGCCTTGAGCGTCAACTCCGCCGCCTGGATCTCCGCCTGCACCCGTTTGAAGAGCACGTCGGCCTGCGCCACGTTCTCTTTGACCTTCTCGCTGAAAATCTGCGTAAGGGCGTTCCAGGCCTGCGAGTACATCCCCGCGTCGGCTTCATAGAGCCGGATCAGGTTCTCGTTCTTCTTGCTTCGAATCTCGGCAAAGGCGGTATCCCGCTGAATCGTGACCTTGATCCGCTCCATGGCCAGCTCGGCCGCCGCGATGTTTTCTTTCACCAGCTCGGAAAAGATCTGGGTGAGGGCGTTCCACTGCTGAGCATAGACGGAGGCATCGGCTTCGTAAATCCGAATAAGCCCGTCGTTGGCTTTGATGGACAGCTCCGCCGCCTGAATCTCTGCCTGAACGCGGCGGTACAGAGCCTCGGAAGCGGCAACATTTTGTTTCACCTGTTCGCTGAAAATGGCCGTGAGAGCGTTCCAGGCCTGCGAGTAGGCCCCGGAGTCCGCTTCATAGAGCCGGATCAGGTTCTCGTTCTTCTTGCTTCGAATCTCGGCAAAGGCGGTATCCCGCTGGAGAATCACCTTGATTCGCTCAAGGGCGATGTTGGCGGCGGTCTCATTCTCCCGCGCAAGCACTGTGAAGACCTTGGTGAGTGCGTCCCATTGCTGGGCGTAAACCTGCGCGTCGGCTTCGTAGAGCTTGACCAGCCCGTCATTCTTCTTGGACTTGATGTCCGCGATGGCGGTATCCCGCATGATGAGAGCCTTGAGCCTCTCGATCTTGCCCTGGAAGATCGCGACCGCGTTGCGGGTGAGGTCAAGGAAGTAGTCCATCAGGTTCTTTTCAATCTGAATGGCTTTCTCGACGGCAAAGTGCGTGTTGGTCTGGGCAAGCCGGGCCTGCTCGATGGCAATCTCGCTGTTCAGGATCGTGAGGTTCCGCTCGATCCGGGCGTTAGCCTCCGCGTACTGCCCGAAGTAGGCTCCGGGCGGGTGGTGCCACCCCTGGACCGAGAAGCGTTCCGTGATATCCGCCCTCGTCTTTTCGCTCTCCAGCTCCTGGCGGGCGCGGGCGTTTTGCCAGATCTCGGCTTCGATGGCCGAGCCGAGCCCCGTTCCGCCGTTCAGAACCCAGTTCAGGAGCTTGGCGATCACGGCGCGAGTAAGCTCGGAGGTGTACTCCCCGCTCATAGGCTCAAACTCCACCGCCTCAAGCTCGGCGCTCACGGTGATGTCTTCGAGCGTCGGGCGAACGGGTGCGGCGGGGTTGATCTCGGGAACCGAGCCCAGCCGGTCCAGCGTGACCGTGGTGTCGATTTCCGAGGTCTCGATGTCGGTAAGTGCTGGCCTGACAGGTTCAACCGGGTTGACGGCGGGCGGGTCCGCCGCCCGCTCAAACGTGATGTCCGCCTCTACGGAATCCACCGTCGCAAGTGTCGGACGAACCGGGGCGACCGGATTGATACTAGGAGTCGAGCCCACCCGCTCAAGCTCCACCCCGTCCACGTCGATGTCCCCCAGCTCGACGGTGTCGAGCGTGGGTCTGGATGGCTCAACGGGTGTAATGCCTGGAACCTCCGACTGCTTTTCGAAGGCGATCCCGCTTGTGTCCACCGTGGAGTCCACGTCCGCAAGCGCTGGGCGAACCGGGGCAACGGGGTTGACTGAGGGAACCCCTCCCTGTCTTTCGAAAGCGACTCCGCTCAAATCAAAATCGGTGTCCGGCTCAACCAGAGTCGGCCGCGTCGGGGCGACGGGCGTTGGTGTCGCAGGAGTAGTTTCCCGCTGAAAGGTGATATCCGCAGCAGTGTCGGGGACCGTAATATCCTCGATCTCCGGCCGGACCGGGGCAACCGGGTTGATGCTGGGCGGCGCCCCCACCCGCTGAAGAACAACGTCCGCCAGATCCATGTCGATGAGATCTAGGGCGAGAAGCTGTTGCAGCAGGGCCGAGGCTTGCGCGTAGGCATCGGAGGCATAGTCCCCCGAAAGCCTGAAGCGGCTTTCTACAACGGCGCGGGTGTCCTCGCCCGTAATCGGTGGAACAGATGGAACTCCGATAGCCATTGACTCACTCCTCTAACTGGCGGGTGCTCCATTTATCTTCACGCACCAGTCGGAAACGACCCTTGCAGATCACAGGCTCGCCCCCCGCCCGAATGTTTTCGATGTAGTGCATGGGTATGTTCAGGTCGATGTCCTGCACTTCGTCCCCGTAATATGTTTGATGAGAATCCACTTCCTTGTCGAATGTCGGAAAAGCAACTTCGAGCTGAACCGGCTCATCCGCCCATGGTCGGATGAGGAGATACCGGACTTCAACGGGGGTAGACCATTGAGCCATGTCAGATTTGATAAGGGCCGCCAAGACCCAGGTCTTTGTTCCAACCCGGTAGTACCGGATGTTGGTGTCAGACATCAAGGTATCAACTGACGTATTCGGAGCATGATGATACCAGAGAATGCCTTCAGGTCCAGGACTGAGCGGATACTGAATCCCGTCTACGAGAGCGGAAACAATGTTGTAGCCGTTTCGATCCTGATTGACGGTAGCTGCGGGGTAAGCATAAGCCGCATAGCAGATGGCCCATTCATACGTGGTGTTTTCAATGTTTTCCGTATAGGCCACTAAAGCCTTATTGATCGCGGCAAACAGCTCACTATCTCTGACCGTGGAATACCGGGTATAATAGTCGGTCAGGATATTGGTTTCGCTGCTCCATACACTTGGCTGAACGTTGTGGCTGTAAAGGAGCGTGGGCTCGTAAGTCCAAACTCCATCTATATATTCAAGAAGAACCGCCCGATATGCGACGAGCAAATCCTGATAGGAGCGATAGGCAAATTCTGGAAGCCCAGGAAGAACGCTCCCCGCCGGGTCTGCCCCGGCGTAGTATGGTGGGAGGAAAGTGGGGTCATCCAGAAACTGCATATTGACTTTGAGAGAGTAGACATCCTCTGTTTCCGAAGCGAAAGGTTTCGTGTACCCCGGCCACTCACAGGCCGGTGGTGGCCAATTCTGTCCGCTTGGATTGAATGCGTAGTGCCATACTCCGAAGAACTCATCCCACGCTCGGGTACATTTACACTGCTGCCATCCATGGTCTGTGTAGTCCCCTTCCGTAAGCCAACTGTCCCTCTCTTTGTCCAGAAAAGCCCGGTTGTGATATCCGCTCGGAGCAATGTCCCAGACTTCCCTGCCAGGCTCCGCGAAAAGGAGCCTGTCTTTCAACTCATCCTGAAAAGGCTTTTGCGTGTAATGCTCCATCCAGAGCCCATACTGGAAAGGGTCGAACTCAAGTCCCTGAATACGCGGGATAAATTCATAGCCCCCCTTCCAGGTCGTACTGTGACAGAGCACCCAGCCAACGACCTCACCCAGAGAGTTTTCGACTTCGAAGGCGGGCATGTACTTGGAGGTGAACTCAGGTTCTTCCCGGCCCTTCTTGGGGATCGGCTTGGGAGGAACATGGACGTGGATCTTGTCCTGCCCGAAAGTGGTGCTGCATCTGATGAAGCCCTTCAGGGCGGGCAAGGGGAGTTTCTTCTCATACCGGGGCAGGCGGAAGATATTCTCACGGTTCATCTGAGAGAAGAGACTCACCGCCTGGAACCACTGCTCGGCGGCAAGGTCCAGATCTCCGGTGAACTCGACTTCGACCGGGCGGAAGATCGTGGTGGGTTCGGCTGAAACCCCTTCAACCTTTTTGGCCTTGAAATCCTCCCGCTGCCCGAGATCGATTTTAGAGAATTTCGAGTCGGTAAAGTCCATCCGCCGATCAGAGATCACTGAAGGGATAAAGATGCTGAAAACCCGTCTTTCCCCGAGCGGCTCGACCTTCTGCCAGGATTTCTCCCTATCCACCGGACGGTTTACCCCCCAGGACAACGAGAAGAGCATCAACAGCGTCAATGCTGAAATCCCCGCCGCCCACATTCTGAATCGCGACATTCCAGTACCTCGCTTTTCCGTCCCGACCCACGGGAACCCTCTCCGTGTGCTGCTGCTGGGCGCCCCGCCGGTTTTCGACGGTATAAGTGCGGGCGGCCGCCGACTCGTCGTCCCCGGTGACCGTAACATCAAGCTGCGCGTCTTCCCCCAGCTCACACCCGAGGTACAGGTGGCGGATGCGCTTTTGCTCATGGGAACCAAAGTCCATGAGGTGGGACTCCACAAGCGAGCTGATGGCCGTGCCGCCATCGGTATCCGCGTCGTCGTCCAGGGTGCAGATGCCCGTGGGCCGGGCCGCGATCACCACCCCGTTCCGAACGCAAAAGGACGTGAACTCAAGCCCGGCGTATTGGGTCAGAGCCCCCTGCGAAGTGTTCAATGCGAGTCCCAGCCGTTCAGCCATCTGACCGCTCCACCCTCGCCACACTCTGGCCTGTGATCTTCATGTACTGCTTAAAAAGCTCCCCGAAGCGAAATCCGCAATGCGGGCAGTTCGGGAGCTCCGCCGAAACACTTCCCTTGCATCCTGGGCACGTTTTCCTGTTGTCTATCATCGCCTATACCTCAGAATGAAATTTTCGAAGCGCGAGTGCGAAGTGGCAAAAGATCCTCCCCCGGAACCTTCAGCCCCCGTCGCGATCTCCCCTTGAATGAACGGCTCAAATCCCGCCGCCCCGACTGCCAGCTTGTCCGACAGCGTCCGGCCCGATCCCATGGGTGCTGGCAATTCCGCGTCATGGCCCGTCATCCGGTCCCTGGAGGTTTGCGCCGAGCCCGCTATCGTGGGCAGGGCTCCCCCAGCCAGAACGAGTTTTTCACGAATCGCGGCGGCGGCCCCCGTCACCTGCGGGACTGCTCCGGCGCGAACCTTGATCCCGCAACGCCCGGCCGCCTCAAGATCGTACAGCTCCGCCGCGCCCTGGGCTGTGAGTACCGTCGCCCCAGCACCCGTAAACGGTCGGACTGTCCCGGCCCCGGCCAGGATCCGGGCCGAAGTTGCCGCGCCTGATCCCGTAAATTTCGGGACCGACCGCGAAACCGTCTGAAGCCCGGCCCGCCCGGCCCCGGTAAAAGCCGGGAGGCTTCTTGCGCCGCGTGCCAGGGGCTGGGTCTGCCCGGCCCCGGTAAAGGCCCGGACTGCGCCGGATCCCAGCGCCCGCGTTTCCTGGTCTGCCTGCGCGGACCCGGTAAAAGGTGCTATGGATTGCGAACGGGTTGCAAGGCAGGTCTTGCCGGAACCCTGAAAAGCGGTAAGCGTTGCCGCCGCCCGGGCGAATTTGGCTGTTTCAGCTTCCGCACTCCCAGTTATCCTCGGAAGGGTCTTCGAGCCGGTTGCCCGCGTGGCGATGTCGGCAACCGACGATCCGGCAAGCGCCGGGAGCCGCATGGTGCGCGGGTGAAGACTGATTCTTGCAGACCCCGAGAAGATTCTCCGATATGGGGGATTGATCTCGCCATCCCCAATGGCGGTGTTATTTTCCGCCGAGCCGCTTCCGGTAAAGGCCGAAACCGTTGCGGCGCCGTAGGCGAGAAGCTCCCCCTCCCCAGCAACCGCCGCCCCCGTGATGGGGTCGTCAATCCAGGTGGTTCCCGCCACATCTCCAGTGAAGCTGAAGTCCCGCGCCCCCGGCACGAAGGGCTCGATCTCGACCGACTCGACGCGGAGCCCGGTCTCGCCGGTTCCTGCAAACGGGGAGATTGAAGCGTCTCCGTCCGCCGTGGCCGGGCCTTCCATGACGTAGGTTCCCGAGCGGATATCGTCGATCTCGTCGGTTGAGAGCAGGTCATCGAAGAGGACCAGTTCGTCAAAGGTCATGTCCTCAAGATAACCGAGGTAGAAATCGCTTGTGTTGCTATAGAGCGTATCATTGAGCGTTGTCGAGGTGTCTTCGTAGGACTGCGCGGTATCATCCCAGACGCGGCAGAAAAAGGTCTTGTTCGCCGTTCCGTCGATAACGATGGCCACGTGATACCACCGGCCCGCCACAAGGGAATCCGATACTCGGATACGCTGGTTCTTGTGAATGACTTCAAGAACGTTGGGTGTTGAGTCGGAAGAGCTGTACCCGGCAACGATATCGATTGTCGCGGCGGGATAGTTCCCCTTGGAGATCATGCTCTCCAGGGTGTCTGAATAAAGATAGGTCGGCTTCCACCAGAAACAGATGGAGAAAGTGTCAACGGCGCAGGTCGATTTGAGCGGGATATCCGCCGCGAGATTGCTGTTTGAGATGAAGAAAGCCGAAGCGCCGTCCTGAAACAGCGCGGCGCATGATCCTTCTTTGTAGTTGGTGGTGTCCGCCTCGACGGGGTCGCCCGGCGCGCCCTCATCGACCCACGTGTTGCTGCCTATGGAGTCGGTGGCGAGCGCCCCCGACTCAAACCGCCATAGGGCTACACAATGTTCATCGCCGGAAAAGTCGTTTGCCATGGGGCTCCCCGCTTGAGCTTTGGTGCGTGATAGGTTCCGGTCGGATGCGTCCCCCGATTACCGCCGGGCGATATGCCCGGCGGCTGGCCCATCGAGCTTAGCTCGGGCTCATCGTGTAGCTGAAGCTGTCAATAGTTGTAGTCTCGCCGGTCGTCATGGTAGTGCCGCTCGGCATGTTGATGTCCCCGCCGCTCTGGGCGATAGTGCCCTGGATGCGCGGGAGAGACGTGCTGGACCCGTTGCTGTCTGAGGCGTTGCCGACCAGGCGGTAGTGGGTCGCGGACCCGTCGGCCAGAGCTACCCCCGACCAGACCTCCCCGGAGGCTTTGTTCACAACTCCGGCAGTGGCGTCGCCAAGCTCCAGACCGTTGTCGAAAGCCCCGGCCACGAACGCCCCCGAAGAGAGCGTGAACTGGCAGAGAAGTGTCCCGGTGATGGCTGCATCCGCCGTTGCGGGCGCCGTCCCCGAGAAGAACCGAAGAACTCCGTCTTTAAAGATGTCTCGGAGAGACCCGCCCTTGCAGGCCACGATGCACCCGGCGGCGGGGAACGCCTCCGAAGCCGCCAGTGTCCCCGTGGCGAAAGTCAGGGTTCCTGCCGTAACCGCCGTTAGGGTCACCCCAGAGAGTTTGTTACCCCCGGTGGTGGGATTGTAGGTGTAAATGAGGTCTCCGGGGGCGAAGCCCGCCGTGATGAAGCCGCTCCCGGAATCGGTGATCGTGTCCGCGCTCCCGCCGTTGTCGGAATAGGCGAGCGTGGTACCGGAGATGAAAGCCTTGACCTCGGCCTGCATCCCCATGAGCTTGTTGACAAGTCCTGTGCTGAGTTTAAGCGCCATTCGGACGACTCCTTTCTTTGCTTTGCCGTCCGAATGTTTGGGTTGGGCAAGTTCAAAATCTTACGGGGCGAGCAGTGCCAGGTATTTCCCATTCCACCAGCATGCGGCGGCGCCGCTTACGGCGACGGGATACCCCAGCCCGGTACGGGTCAGGTCCAGTTTGTCCTGGGTGAGGTTTCTCACCCGACCGCCAGGAAATCCCTCATAGATCCCTTTCGGAGATACCCACATGGCCCCCGTGGCAAGCTGCCCGTCCTGTAGAACTCGCTCAATCTTAACGTCGGTCCCCTCCATCGCCGGAACATCCGAAACGACAGAGAGAATCATTTGCTGAGGGGAGGTTCCAGAAACAAAGCACACCTCCTCATCCGTTGAGATATAGAGCCCGTCCGCCACGGGGCGAAACATGCGAACCTGTGACGGGAATTTGAGATATGACGTTCCCAGCCGGAAATACTCATACCACCAGGGCTCGGAGTACCATGCCGTGTCACCCTGGATGACCCACATCCGGCTTGCGTGAAAGGCCAGCTTGGTCCCCATGGGCGGGTTGTAGAACTTGAGGGAAGTCTCATCCTCAAGCCCCGGAGGCAAGGGGTTTGCCGGGTCGATGGCCCATGTGTAGCTCACCGCCTTTTGGACAAACCCCCTTTGCACCCCGTTGCAGTAATAGACCCGGTCCGCGACTTGCGCGTAAGCCATCGGAAGACCCGGGGTCACGTTTCGGATTGGGGTCCAGGTGTAATCTTCATTCAGGACCGCGAGGGCATCGCCAACAACAAACAAGGTGTCCGTCCCCTCATGGAAGAGGGAATGCGGGTCGGTCAGAGTTAACCTGGAGGTAAACCCCTTCCTCCGCGAGAGCCTGCCCGTGTCGTCAATGTCCACGTTGACGGCGGCCGCCAGATCGGAGATCCCGGTTTCAGGATTGTACCGAAGCCTGACCGGATCCACCCGGTTGTTGATTCCCGCCGCGCCGCGAAAGACTGGAACGAGTTTTGACACCTGCTCACCCCCCTTACGGGTTGAACTTGAAATTCCGTCCCTGACAGTGTTTCTGGGACGTGCATCCCTCTTCGAACATCCCGATCCGCCCTTCATGAGTGAGATGAACGCAGATATCCGGGCATTTCGTGGATCGCAGGCACCCACCTCGAAACTTGTGAGGTGGGCAGAAATTTCGGAACTCGGTTTTGACAACACTCTCTTCTATAGGAGTCATGCGTAAAGTCCTTCATCCTCAATGTATTCCGGCTCCCCGTCCTCCGCCCCGACAAAGCGGTTCAGCTCCCCCAAGGCATCGACCCAGTTTTTGAAGTGCCGGTTTGTGTTGGGTTGGTTTCCGTCGTCCTGCTCGATCTCGCTCCAGATTTTCCAACACGCGTAACTGACGAGCAGGGGCTCCTGAAGGTGCTGCGGAATGCCGTCCGGGGTCGTCTGGTCGTTGACTCCGGTAGTCAGAACCATGGGAACCGGGTTTCGTTGATAGTGCAGGGTGAGGGTGTCGGCGGTCGAAGGCTTCGGCTGATAGTAGAGCCTGGACCCGCGAATCGCGGCATGCGCAACATCCCCCACCTGATCGAGCGCGGGATACTGCTTCATGAACTTGAGAAATGAGCGGAAATACTCGATCCGCATCTTCTGCTTCGCGCTCGAGATGAAAAGCACCTCCCGCATATAGTCGGCCGGGAGGCTCACATAAGGATACGTTATGGAGGTCGAGACCGTGGAGGAAGCCCCGAGAAGCGGAAGCGTAATAACCCCCGCCACCTGCCCCGCCCCACGGTTCAGAAGAGCGAGAATCGAGGTCGGCGTGTAAGACACGTCCTGGATGTTCACTTGAACCAGTGCGATCAGCTCGGCCGCCGTCATCAATCACCCCGCGAACCTCCGGAGACAAGCCCCGGAGGTGTCATTGGTTAGCTCGGCTGTTAGCTCGGCTCTGACAGGTTGGAGTGCCTGCAATGAGCCTTACGATGGGAGCAAACAAGCTGCCCGGCCCACTTGGTAAAGGCAACCAGCTTGTCGGGTGAATTCATATTGAAGACCTCCCACTTGGGCTTGGTGAAAGCGTAGTCCCTGTGGGTCTTGATCTTCAGGTATTGCAGGTTGACCCCGTCGCAGATGCCGGAGCCCTGCCGGTCGTCGGCCACCACGGGGGCGCCGCCAAAAAGGACGTTGGTGAAGCCCGCATTGGCGAGATCCACATCCTGATACCGGACGTTAGTCTGAAGGGTCCGCTCGTACCCGTCGCGGAGAAGCTCGGTCGTAACGTAGAGGTTGGGTTTGTCGCCCGAGCCCTGCCCGACGCTCGCGGTCCGGCGGATCGCTTGCATGACCTTGAAGGAAATGGCTTCCGACGTGGAAATCACGTTCGCCTTCCAATTCGCCATGTCCGCTTCTTGGATGGTCCCGTAAGCAGTTGAGGTCGTGGTGTTGAAGAGGTCGGCCATCCCAACGAAAGCCTTGGCATCGCCGCCAGCGGCGGCGTAAACATCGATACCCATCTTTTTGCGAATGGTCTTCTGAATGTTTCTTAGTTTCTGAAAGGCGATATCCACAACAGCGGCAGACCCGGCATTTTGAAGCTGGTCATCGAGATCGATGTAGTTGTCTGCAATGTACGCGGCCCAGGAGAACCGGGCGGCGTTCAAAATCGCGGCCTTGGTGCCGGAAAGAGTGGTATTGGCGGCGTAAGTCGTAACATTCGACTCACCGTATTCGAGGGGGACACGGATCATCTGACCGCCATCCACGATCTCGCCCGCCGTCACAAAGTCCTCCACCATTTTCCCCTTGCCGAGGAGCTTGTAGAGGAGCACGTTATCCAGAAAGTAGATATCAACCGGGGTTTTCTCCCAGTAATCATCCGTTACAGCCTGAAGTTCTGTCAGAGAAAGCGCCATGACGAACCCTTTCGTCATGCCCTAAATATACGGGTGGGATCTATCGCCCTCTGGCCTTTCCGAGCGCGGCGGCCATGGACTGTTTGATGTCGTAATCACTCATCGGTTTCGCGGGCGGGTTCGCGTTGCGAACGCCGCTTCCCGGAGTCTGCATCACTCGACCTGCGGCCTGGGCGCCCTGCGCCACCTTCTCGATCTCTGACTTCCCGCGATTGTATGCTTCTTCAGCCGCTGTTTTGGCAGACTGCTCATTCTGGACTGCTTTCCAGTTCCAGTAAGCGGAGAAGTCATCGTGAAGGGGGTTTGACTGCCTCAGTGCCTGCCTCTCCGGGCTTTGGAGAAACGTGTTGAAATCCGGGTGCTCTTCCATGAATTTCTGCTGGATAGACCGAGCCTGCTTCTGCTGGTCATACTGCTGGTATTTTTGCTCCGCGAGACTGAGCGCCCGGCTGGTAGTAATCTCAGAGGTCATTCGGAGGGCCTGCGAGATGTCGATCTCGCCGGAATCCACTTGCCTCTGAATATCGGCAAGCTGTTGATCCCAATCAGGGGCCGCCGGTTTGGACTCCTCCTTACCTTTCGGCGCCTGCATGTTCTGTTGCAACAGCTCCAGGTTCTTTGCCAGAAGATCGTTTTGCTTACGGAGGTCGCCAAGCTCTGACGATTGTCTCCCGCGAAACGACTCCAGCTCCTGGTAGGACTTCGCCAGATCATCGACGTTCTTGAACTTGCCGAGGATCAGCTCATCCTGTGCCGCCTTGCTCTCCCCGGCCGGAGCTTGTCCCTCGGGTTCCGCATATTGCTCGCCGGGGGGCTGGGCCTGGGTAGAAATAACCTTCGAATCGTCTATCAGGGGCGTACTTGCCATGGTGTGTATACCTTCTGCCATGGCCGCAAACGTATGGGTGTGCTTTAACTGACCGCCTTCTCCGGTGTCAGTTTGAAGGGTCGGTGGAGGGCCGATTATCCTTCGGTTGATATCTCGATGCGGACCTTGGGGTCCACCCTGAAAATCCCGATCACTCGGTACTGCCCGTCACCAGAAAGGATTCGGTACTTGGCGACCCCGTAAGCCTCGACGGCCGAATCCGCCGGGACCGTGATGTCGCCGAAGATCACGCCCGATTTCTTGTGTGAATAGAATATCTTCCAGCTCTTCACATCACTCTTTCGGCCGAATATTGGGGTTTTCCCGCAGGAAACGGCTGTAATCATCGCGGTCTTCAATCGGGCGCACCCGTTTTGCCGCGATGGCATCCGTGTCTTGCAGCGATCCCCTCAAATCGTCATTGATCCAGGTAGGCTCAACGCGCCAGATGCCGCCATGCCCGAGACTGATGATCTTCGATGCCCGGCCCCCGCAGGTGCAGGGGTGAGCTTCCGGGCATTCCGCGAGCGGGTGGAACTCTTCCGTCACTATCCCGCATTTACTGCATTGAAAGTCGTAAGTCGGCATTACTTCGTTTCACCAATCCCAGAGGTCGAAGGGTTATTTGGACAGTAGCAGTTTTACGGGTGCTGCCGATTTTGACGGTCTTGTAAAGGAGAAAGGGAGTGATTCATCACTGCACACCTCTCCCCAACTAGCGTCCACCTTGCAGGCCCGCGCCTTGACCGTGAACGACCCTACGGGCAGGCTCGCCAGATCGTGCCAGAGAGCCCCGCCGGAATCCTTGATAGCTGCCTTCACGGGCTCTGGCGCCAGCCCGGAGACATAGTAATACTCGACCGTCGCTTGCGGATCACAGGTCAGGAATGGTGAGCCGCAAGCCAAATAGGGGCTCACCAGTAATCCACAGAGCACCAACACGAACATCAATCTTTTCATCGAACACCCTTTCATTGTGTGAGTTGCTGGCCAAACCGCTGCTGCTGCGCGATATCCTGGGCCGAGGGGATCTGCCCCTGCTGCGCTCTCGGCATCCCGGCTTCCGGCGTTTGCTGCCCCACAGGCTGTTGTGACACGTTTCCCGGCCCGCCCTGCGTCTGCATGAGAAAGGTCTTGAGCTGGATGGCGTAATCCTGGGGAAGGCCCGCCTGGATGAGGAGCTGAAGAGCCTGATCGAGCTGGCTCTCCGCCGTCCGCTCAAGGATAGCCTTCCAGTTCGGAAAGTTGAGAGCCTCCAACAACGCCTGCCGGTCGATCACGCCGCCCTTGTAAAGCTCTTTCGCGTCTTCCATCACCTGGAGACTGGTCTTCGTGATCGTGGAGCCGGATTCCACAACGTAGTTGAATTTCCGCCCCACGTAGTCGACGCCTCGGAAGGTCCTGGGCTCATCGTTCACCGTGATCGATTCCTGTTTCCACCCGAAATTCTGAAAGAAGCTGATCGCCCACCGGCCGCGCTCCCGGACTAGATAGTCGCAAGCCCGGATCTTATGGCGCATGAGCACCGCGTTGCGCTCTTGCAGGGTCACGATGGCTGAAGCCGCCTGGATGTTGCGCGGCGTCTCTCCCCGGTCCACGTCCTGAATGGCGAAGATCCGGTCGAAAAAGCCCAGATAGAGGTTCAGAACTTCGAAGAAGTTGGAGGGCAGGTTCGGCACCTGAAGAAACCGGATCCCCTGCGAAACCGCCGTGCTCGCTGGCCGGATGACCAGTCCCGCGCGATTGCTGAACTTGAACTTGTCGAGCCCGGTGTCCTTGGGCAGAATGAGTGGTGGGGAACATGTCAGGTCGATGTACTGTTTGATCCGCGAGAGAAGCTCGTTGATTTTGAACTGAAGGTCGCCCACCTGCTCGCTCGCCGAAAACCCCCAGACCGACGTGGTGTCTTCATAGCTGCAAGCCTTGGCGCACGGGAAGTTGTCCCACGCGTAGGTATCTTTCACCAACTCTGCTGGAATCGCGGGGTTGATGTTCGGGTTCGGACTGTCGTCCAGGACCAGATTGCCCCGGTTCGTAATCGTAATCTTGCGGATCCGCCCCGGATACCTGTCTCGGATCTCTTCTCCGTAGGTGACCGCCCCGCTTCTCGGGTTTGTTGTGTCTTCGATAAGCACGGTTTCCTGGGTCGGGTCGCGAAGCCAGATTTCAATCACCAGAGCCCGCGCCGTCCGGTAGTCTTTTGACGCCTTGACCGGATGCATGGTCTGGGAAAAGTTTCCCGGAGCATTGCCGGACCCATAGCGGGAGCCTGACGGGATGGGGACGTTCTCTTCCCGGTCCTCGCCAAGCAGGCTGTAAGTATCGTCAGGGTCTACACCCGCTACGCCAAACATGGTCTCCACCTCTTCGACCGAAATGGCATCAGCGAAGCAGTGGTACGGCATGTCCTGGATATCGACATAGTTTCCTGGCGCCGGAAACCAGGAGAATGGGTCCACGATGATGACCGAGGGTTGCATCCTCTTGGCATCGTAGACATATTTTTCGATGGTCGGTCCGTAGACCTCCATCTGCGTTGCCGACCGCTGGAGGAGAGAGATCTGCTCGGTGTCCATCCACCAGTTCTTGAGCGCCGTGCTCATGAGCTGATCGGCGCTATCTTCGATCCCGTCCGAGGTCACAACCTCCGCCACCGGGTTGCGGGCGGTGAGATTGGCCACCGTCCGCTGAATATTGGCGAAAAGCAGGTTAACCTGTACTTTGTGCCGATCATCCCGCCCCTGGAGCTTTCCGGCCCGCCAGTGATCGCCCCGGTAAAGCCTGTGCGCCTCATACCACCTGTCGGTGAGCCCCTGCCGGTCCTTCTCGGCCGTGGCGGCTTCGAAAAGCCCGTAAGCCCACAGGCCTACGTCCTTATGTCCTTCGGGCGGCGGGTTGGTGATTGACCACTCGGTATCGAACTTTGCCATTTACCTTGCCTTCCGTGGTCGGCCCTTTTTTACGGGAGGTGACGATGTTGAAAGTCTGGGGAGACCCTCGAAAAGGTCTTCCATAAGCGGGCTCTTTTCCAGTGGAACTTCGGGCAGACTGTCGCTCGCCAGAAGGTCGGTCCACTCATCGTCTTCGGGGGCATATGCCTCTGCGACTTCGGCCTGTGTCTGGATCAGGGGCATCGGTAGCTGCTCTTCGGTTCGGATCCGGCCGGAGACATCCGCATAGGGTGTCTCGCATTCCGGGCATTGCAGCGCGTCACCCGCATACCATGGATCCTGCGGGAAGGTTGCCCAGCCCCAGGAGCGAAATGGCTCCTTCAACGTCATCATGGACCCGTTGGGGGTTAGCGGGCTATACTTGGTCTGTCTCGGATTCTTGACCTTTCCCATGCCTTTCAGGGGCTCGACATATCCGTCTTCATCAAACGTTTCGTGGAATCTTCCCCCGCACCCAGGACATACAACGTCAAGCGGCATCCTCTCTCTCCCTACTGTTGATCTGGGCCAGGAACGCCGCGTTGCGTCCCAGCGTGATCGGGCTTGATTTTTCCTCGGCGAACGGGTCCGGGTAGTTCTCTTCCCCGGCATTCCATGCTGGAGGGGGTTGCCTGCGGGCATCGGGCTGCTCAAATTCGTCAAACTGCGTGATCTCCCCCTCGGGATTGGTTCGGCCCGAAGTGCCGCATACCCGTTGGCCACGGCAGCAGATCTCTGTGCCGTCTATGTGGGTCGCCCGGAAAATCATCCAGGCACCAGCACATCCGGCGATCAGGGTTGTGAAAGCCCCACCTACAAACAGAAACAATGCCTCTCTTAATTCCATGCTAATAAGCCGTCCCCAAGCTCACCCTCCGCCAGTTTTGTCCCGTGACCCCGTTAGCCGCGACGCAGACGTACAGGTAGCTTGCATCGACCTTAATATCCCATTGGTCTCCGAGGGTTCCGTTCACTCCGCCGAGCAGGGTCGTATCGCCCCATGAGGTGTTGGAGTCGTTCTCCGTAGTTGCAATGGCATTCCCGGCAGCCCCGCGAGTCTTTGCCGTTATCGTCATGGTATCACCGGCGCCTGCCGCTGCCGCGACATCAGCGTGTACGGCGGTACCTGTGCCATATGTGGACCCCTCTCCCGCCGCGCCGTTGATGGCGGCGATGAGGTTATCTATCGTATCAGAGGCGCTCGCTCCGACCAGCACCGTATCGGCGGCCTCCGCCACCGCGTCAACGCCGCCGTTGAGAGTCGCATGGTCCCATGCGCCATTCGCCATATCCTCGGCAACGGCAATGGAGTTGCCTGCGGTCCCTGCCGCCAGAGCCTCGACCTCGATCGTGGCGGCCGAGCCCTTGCTGACTTCGACATCGTCCGGCTGTTCGGTCCCCGTGGAATACTTGGTCCCGGCCCCGGATCCGCCCGTTGCAGCCGCCACGAGGTTGTTGATGCAGGCTTCGGCGGTCACCTCGACCAGCACCTCATTTGCCACCGTATCCGCCCCGCCGGAAAGGGTTGCCCCCGTCCAGGATGCCGCCGCCCCGTACTCCAGAGTGGCTATGGCGTTGCCCGCAACACCCGGCGCCTTGGCGGTGATCGTCGCGGTGTCCCCCGCCCCGGCAGCCGCCGAGACCGTCGGGTGCGCTACCGTGCCTGTCCCGTAGGTGGACCCTTCGCCTGCCGCCTTGTTGATTGCGGCGATGAGGTTATCCAGGGTCGCGCTCGCATCCACCCCGATCAGAACATCGTAGGCCTGCGCCAGGGTCTCGCGGAGTGTGTAGGTCGTGCTCCCGATGACGATGCGGTTGCCGTCGGTGAGATTGTTGGCCAGCGTGAGGGTGCTCGACGCCGCCGCCCCGGTGAGAGCTGCAACCCACGTGTACTCAACCCCGTTGATCGTGGTCGTGTCGTCGGCCTCCGCAACGTCGGAAAGGGTCAGCACTGCAAGGGCTTTGACCCCCGAAACACTCAGGTTGTCCACCCATGTGTAGGTTCGGCCCCCGATTGTGACCGTGTGACCCGCCGTGGGATTGCCCGCGAGGGTCAGAGTGCCAGTCGCCGCAGCAGCATTGACCGGCGTGGCTGTCGGCGCCTTGATCTGCGCGGGTACGAGCGCGCCGCCGGAAACTGTGGCCCCTGTTGCAGTCACCGTACCCGAAATCGTCGGGGCCGTGAGCGTTGGAAAGGCCAGGGTCTTGCCGGTGAGGGTCTGAGCCCCCGTCAACAGGACGAAATCACTGAGCAGTTTGCTGGGCTCTCCACTGTCAACAAGCGGTACACGTGCGCTCATGGGTCGTGCTCCTCTTAGCTGTATCGCTCATCGTTATCGTGGTGAGCTGTACCATAGATAACCTCGAAATCCTTTTCCGCCTGCGACTTGGGCTTCTGGGCCGCCAGCGGAGTGATCGGCCGCGCCATGGCAATGTGGCAGCACTCGTCATAGAGATGGTCCTCGGTCGCCGTATCGATATCCTCCGGGTTGTTCTTATCCATGATGAGATTGGGCAGGGTACGGAAAAAGTGGTCGCATGTGTCATAGGCCGCCATCATGGGCCGCCCGATATCCGGCACCCTGATGCGCTCGCGGAATGCCCTGATCTTGAGCTGGCGATTTGGGTCGCCGGTGACCAAATAGATTCCCTTCTCGGCGAACACCTCGGCTGTGCTCGGGCCTTGCCCGCCGCCCCGGTAGTCCGGGCGCTTCTGGAAGCAGTCCGGCCCGGCGAGCCGGATAATGCCGCGCCCGTTGAGCTTCCAGCGGTCCTCGCGCTCAATGATGCCGTCCGCGATCTCGGAATCCGAGAGCCTCATGCCCTGGTCGGCCGTGCCATTCCACCCGTACCACTCAGCACATCGGATCACCCGGCCGTCGTTGTCCACCCACCACCAACCGATGGAAAACGGCTTGCCGAAGCCCCAATCCATGGTCATGTAGAGCGGCTTGCCCTCGGGAACGGGCCAGAGGGGCCTGATGCCGTGGTGCTTGCGCGTGATCTCTGGGAAGGCCTGCCCCACGAAAATTTGCCAATCGCCTTCCGCGAAGGCCCTGCGGAGTTGTTCGGGAAGTGTCTGGAGCATCGCCCAGTAGTTGGGGTCCAGGTGCGGGTTATCCGTGGCCTTGCTGGGGACGTAGGCGAACATGGGCCTGTAGTCGGTTGGGGCGATCCACTCTGGTGGAAAATCGTGGTCCATCCAGAATGCTTTGACCCAGCCATGCCCCACGCCGCCAGGGTTTGTCGCGCCGATGAACTGGCACTGCCGGTCTGTGAGTCCCGGCCAGCGGAGTCTGGATCGCAGATGTGTGAATGTCTCGAAAGGGTTTTTGGTCAGCTCGTCTACCGCGATCAGGCAGAACTCGGCTGATTGATATTTGCTGGGGTCGTCCAGGTTGCGGAAACAGATCACTCCGCCGCCGAGGTAGGGAGCCAGGATGTAGCATCGCCCGTATTCCTTGTGGTCGGAGTGCATCGCACCCATCTCGGGCGGAAACTCTCTGGGGATCTTAGAGAGTTGCCGGTCCTTGAGGGCCGGATAATCTTCGCAGGCCAGCATCGAAACCGGGCGGTCCACTCCCTGCCCCGCGAGATCGATCAGGCGTCTTACCGAATACCACCGCAGGAAATAGCTCTTGCCGCCGCCCAGCGCCCCACCATACAGCAGGAACTTGATGATCCCGCTGTCCAGCAGGTCAATAGCCTCCATCTGGCGCGGCGTGAACCGGGCCAGCTCGGTGTCGAACTCGACCTCGGCCTTAGGTGAGTAGTTCAGAGGCATCCGGCTGCCCGCCTTTGTTGATCGTGATGTGGAGCGTGTTGACCTGATTTTCGATCACGTCCCCGAATAGTCGCAAGTGCTTCCCAGCCTTCTCCAGCGCTGAATTTTTGTCCCAGAACTTGTACTCCAGAATCGCCTCGGGCAGCACCAGGCCCTCGCGGGTTTTGAGCACCTTGACCTTGACGCTCGCGACCGCTCGGGCGGTGTCCTCGTCCAGATCTTGCAGCGGTATCAGCGACCCATCCGGATGAACCAGCTTTCGGGCATCCGAGAACGCAATGCGCCCGATCTCCCGCAGAACATCATCCTGTTTGATCCCGGTCCTCTCGGAGCGCGCCTGGATAGCCTGATCGACCGCCAGCTTGACCCGAGGATCCTTGAGCAGCAGACGACCGATAGTCGCTGCACTCGGGGGGTCCGGGCTGTACCCCGCCCGCACAGCCGCCGCCGAGGCGTTGAGATCGAGCAGGTACTCCTCGACAAACCGCCGCTGTTTCGGCCGGAGCCCCGCCTGATAGAGGCCTTTACGCTCGGCGCCTTCAGCCATTAGAGCAGTCTCCTGCGAGCCCAGCTCCCGGCGGGCTCAACGCACGCGGTCTGAGGCCCGCAGTAAGCGTTGATCGCCGCCCTGCACCCCAGCGAGAAGGCCTGCCAGTAGCACCACTCAGCCCCTCCTGCCAGGGGGGCCATCTGCATGGCAGCATCAGCGACCGCCATGGCCGCGCGGGCCTCCAGGCACCGGGCAGCTCGCTCTTCCGCCGGAGCCGCCCCGTCCGGGAGACTCAGCGTCGCACACGCCGCCAGAAGCATGAGCAGCACGGCCGCCACGCTGCAGTGCATCCAGCTCATTTCGGCCCCTCCCGTCCCCGCGCACGCGGCAACAGCTCCCCGCTCTCAATCCGCATCAATCGATCACACACGTCCTTGTCTGCCTGCCGCAGCTCGGTTACCTGCGACGCCAGCCGGGCAATCTCAAGCTGGTTAGTCTGGCTCGCGAGACTGAGAGACCAACCATAGCTCACAATCGTGGAGCCAATCCCAACCAGCACCATGAGGCATGTACCCATGAGCCCGACAACCCACCTGCCCGCACCCCGAAGCCAAAGCAGGTGCGCGGCTATCTCCGCCTGATTTTCCGCCAGCTCCTGATGGTACTCGCACAGGCTGTCATGATCCCGTCTGATAGGCCCGGCCACAAGCAGGCTCCCTCCCACGCGATTTTAGGGGGTTGAGGATTACCGAGACAGGCCGGGCCGACCCCGGCCCTCCCGTGGTGCATGAGCACCTGCCGACATTGTCCAGGACCAGTATATCCAAGCAGTTAAGGCTGTCGATTCCAGAAATATCACACGGAGTGATTTTCCTGGGCATGGGTCAAACTGTTTCACCTGAAGTTGCCTCTGGTGCAACATTCTTGTACCAAATGAAGCACTCTTGCACCAAATGTAACCGGAGTTACACTGCACCAAATGAAACATTTTTGCACCAAATGTAACCGGAGTTACACTGCATCAAACGGCTCACCATGCAGCAAACCCCGCTTGACAATAACCCAACGTTGGGTTATTCTAATCATGCACAAACCACAAATCGGCTGTAAAAACAGCCGGTTAGGTAATTCTCTAACTAACACTAGGAGGACAACATGATGAAAAACGAACACCGCTCCCACCTCGTTGAAAAGCTAGCCCCGCGCTGTATCAGCTGCGGGCACACTGTGCACTTGTCGCCTTGGCAGGCCGAATGCGTATTCGGCCTGCCAAGGGCTATCCACGCGCGGTGCCTGGCGGAGAACCCGCCAGGCCGAGACTTCCTGGAGGCGGAGGGGGAGATCATTGTCCCCCTCCACCACGACAAGTACATTGTCGTGGTGTGGGTGAAAACAGAGTACCCGTTGGACCGGCGACCCCGAGTCGCCATCATATGTAACGAATCGGGGACGCCGGTTCTCGCGGCTGGATCTGTCGCCTGCCCCCTCGACACGTGGGCGCAGGTAGCCGCGAGTTTCGCGGAATTCAGCACAGACCGTCTGTGGTCTGTGCTGGGTCTCCTGGAAGGCGATGCCGTCCCCAAAACCCACTCCGATGAGTGGGACACTATACTAGAGGTGTTGGAGTTTGAAGGGCCGTTCTGGTGGGTTACACAGCCCACCTGGGAGCAGACTGACATCGTCCAAGGCCACTGGCCACCTGACCCCCCAGGTGGGGGCCAGTGGCCCTTCTCGCCCCCTCTCGGGCCGTTCTCGGCCCGTGAGGCGGCAGAGGCTGCCGCCCACCAATAAACGCCGCCCGATACCCCCCCCGGACCGTTCGGGGGCTGGGTATCGGGTGGGGACACGAAAGGAAACCATGAAAATCAGTGAATGCCGCCCCGGAATGATCGTCGCCGTGAGCGACGATCCTGGAACCCAGCTCTACACCGTGCTGGGCATCCAGGGGACGCTGGCCGACCTCGGGTACTACGAGGGGGGCCAGCTCCTCCGGGCAGGGAAGATGGACGTGGGCACCTGTCGCAGGCCCTCCCGCGCCCAGCTCGCAACGACATCGGCCCGCACCATGCGGGCCGTCAACTCCGAGGCCCAGCAGGCGGCCGCCCGCGAGAACGGGCGCAAGGGTGGCCGCCCCAACCAGGGCAAAACGCCCCGATTCAACAAAACGG